TTAAATGAATATCCTACTAACTGCCTGGCAGAGCCATCCCATCATATAGCAAGGCTCTTCGTCTTTCAAGTCAATACCTAGTGATTCGCAGATATGAGTGACAACATGAAACATTTCGTGTGTGGCAGTATTCACGAACTCATATTCTGATGTGGTCCTGCTAATAGCAACCACGCTCTTCCTACCTGCAAGATTGGAGTAGGTTAGACCTGTGTTCGGTATTCCACGTAAGCAATGCTCCCTTGCGCTTTCGACTGCCTTTTCTGTGCAGCCTATCTGCACAAGGGAGTTGCATACCTCATCGGTATCTGATGATTCCAAACCGTAAAACACAAGAACTTTCCAATCGTACTTTTCTAGATATATCTCTTGACTTATCATAAAATATCATCCCATGGAATGCCGATGCCATTATGGTTGCAATCGGCATAGAATCTGTTAAAGATGAAGCCATCCTTCTGATCGGTATCATCAACCATATCTTTCACGAACAAAGCCATGTGAGCTTCGTCCTCGATGGAAGACTTATAGAAATCAGCCTTAACCATGTTTGCCACATAGACATGATCATAGCCTACATTATTTTCAAGTGTCACTCCCTGCTTGGTAAGGATGGATTCAACCTTCTCCTTATCCATATAGTCAACCTCCTCATCCTTTTTGGTGACTGGGTTGTATTTTCTCATCTGACTGACTGCCCATTCGCAAGCCTTCTTGTTGAAGTGCCAGCCATTATATCTCAGATATGCTATCATTCCTTCTGGCTTCATATCGTAAGCATCCAAAGGCATTCTACATTTTCCCATAGCTCTTTCTTTTAAGGGTGGCAGGGAAAAATCCCCCACCACCGAATTAAACATTAGTAACGTCCACCGCCACGACGACCATAGTAGCGTCGCTCTCCATAGCGGTCTTCGTCACGCCAATCTTCATCGTCCCACTTGTCACGATAGTCTGGCATTGGCATACGATTACCCATACGCTCACGCTTCAGACTATCCAAGCACTTCATAACCTTGCCACCTGCTCGAACCATTTCTTCGCAGTTGTCAACAAGCTCATCGAACTTGTTTTCCGTAATTTCTACCATATATCCCATAGCAATTACTTTTTAAAATTGTTACCGCTCAAAGCCTTAGACAGCATGGATTCAATATTGGATAGCGTTCCCTTCATGCCGCTGACCTCTGATTTGAGGTTATTGATGTCTTTTTCCTGCTGCTTTTCCTTAGCAATCTGTGGGTTGATTCTAGTGAGCATTTCCTCGCAGGAGCTTATAACTCCATTGTGGTAATCTACACTTTCCACGACTCCCTTTGAATGTCGCAACATAGCATCAATCTCTGCGCACATAGCTTCTCTGCTGTCACTGACAACAACACCTTCATTGCCGAAGTTCACTATCTGTGCCGTAGATGGCAGCTTTTCGAAATTGACCTGCTGGTCTTCTACTTGTACCTTAACATCAACGGTCGTCTCCAATGTCGGAGTCTGTCCTGGCACGTAGCTAGGATATTTCTGCTGAGGATTGCTGACCGATATTACTTGACCGATTCTTAGAGTCGGCTTTTCTCCTCCCTTGTCTAAGATGTAGAAGAGAGAAGACTGTCTTAGTCCTTGAAACATTTTCTTTCTCTTTTAAAGGGGCAGACTTTTCAGTCTGTCCCATAGTTAATACTCTGTTAGCCGCCTGTAGGCTGCTGAAACCCAAGCAGTCGGATAATACCGCTCTTCTTATTGATGTATGCCAAAGCCTCCGTAGTTTCAGAAACGTTAGCTCCCGTCACTGCCTTTCCCACATGATCAACAACTGGCACCTTTGTTGTGCCGGAAGTAGTTCCGCTAGTGTTAGCAGTTCCGTTAACAGTGGTCGAACCACTATTTGGAGTTACGATTGTAACAGGAAGTGTCGCACTTGCAGCGGCAACTCCTTGATGTATCTTCAAGAGTACAATGCACTCGCAAGGCAAAGCATTGTAGTAGCAAGGATTGATACCATAATCTACACTAGCATCTGTGACCTGCTGAGCATTTGTCTTCAGCTCATAGATACCGCCTACATCAATAAGTTTGATTTGGTTTCTCTGACCGATTGGAATAAATGGATTGAATGGATATAAAGGGAACATAGTTACCTCCTTTCCTAACAACCGCATCCTACAGTTGAACGAGAAGCCGCTACATCACCTGCATAAGCTCCCATGGCGGCAGCAGTATAAACGTCCTTGTTGAATACTCCGTACTGAGGGTACTGAACACTGATGGTATTAGGCAACTTGCACTTGATGCCAGCCACCTCTGCCTGCAGTGCAGCCAAAGCTGCATTTACTGGTGTGATAACCTGTGCCTGATAAGCCTGCAAAGCCTGTGTCTGATGCTCGTTTGAAATCTGAGCAAGCAGGGCACTATTCTTCTCTCTCAAAGCATCGAGCTTATCCTGCATTGCCTGTGTCTGCATCTGATCCAACTTAGCCAAGACAGACTGATTGTTAGCATCAGCCTTGTCACGGAGCATCAAAGCATTGGCATTTGCCGTATCATTGATGGCGTGGGTCTGCTGACAGATAGACAACTTGAGGTTGCCATCCATTGCAGTTATGGCGTTATTGGTCTTGCAGCAGCATTCTGCCAACTGAGTAGCGATGGCATTGTTACCCTGCATGATAGCAGTCAAAATCTGATTAGCATTCATGCCCATCTGATTGCCGAGGTTGCAAATCTGATGACCTAAGCCATTGATTGCAGCCATGACTGCGTCACTTGATGTGTTGAGGGCTGTAGCCAAGCTCTGAACGTCGAAACCATTGCGCTGAACAGCCTGCATGATAACGGCTGTATTGGCATCATTGTTAAGCATTGGCACAACACCGCCCTGTCCGTTAGAACCCATGCAGCGATTACCTCCGAAGAACCCCATACCATTATTGCCCATAAGGATGAACAAGAGGAGGATTGCAAAGATGTCTTCACCCCAACCATTTCCGTTTCCACGGTTGTTCAAGAGTGCAATAAGACCTGGGTCAACACCCTGTCTCTGCATGAGTGCAGGAAGCATAGCCAAGATTCCATTAGAGCCTGTGCCGCTTGTGCCGCTCTCTGGATTGAACACGTAAGTTTTACTTTCCATATCCCGAATTTTTAATTTAACCTTAATATTTAACTAACACTATTTGTAACGTTACGTGTGCAAAGTTAGAAAATTGTTTTGAAATAAGCTATAAGGCTATCATAGTTTTCGTTAGTGGCTATAAATCAGTGGTTTATGGTGATAGTAGGTAGGCTCATTTTTTATCCTCTTAGAACAGAAGAATTTACTTTGCAAACAAAAAGGGCGACCGCTCATCACGAGTAGTCGCCCTAGTTATCCAAAATAAATCTCAAAACCTTAATTAAACAACTTTTCTAAGATTCTTTCTTTTTCTTCCTTGATATATATAGTAAGTACATAACTATGAGTATAAAGCAGAACCAAAACATCTGCCCCGTTTTTAAGAATATCTTCTGCATACTTGACAGAGATTTCTCTTTTATAGAAGGAGCGTCAATCTTATAGAACTGAGAGGTACCAATCTTTGATAAGGAGTCACATCTTCCTCTGTAATATATAAAGCTATCTTTGTATGCTTTATATGTACTGATGGTATCGAGGAGCATTCTTCGTTCCTTTTCAAATAAATAGTGACTCTCGTAATGAAAACGATCTTCACCAATCTTATTCCCTTGCGCATCATATCGGGTTGCTGTGCTATCTTTTACATAGCTGCTATCTTTGGTAGCCTTTTCTGTTTCTCGCTTTTGGATATGTTGCCATTGCTCGAAGGCATAAGACAATCGGGTAGTGAAGAGGGAATCGAATTTCTTTTCACTCTGCTTGTCTGTGATGAAGGTTTGTGTAGTTACTGCTCTAGGAGTACTGCACCCTAAGACAGAAACAAGCGCAAAACCTACCACTAGGGTAATGGTTGCCCATTTCCAAAATCTTATATCATACCATTTCATCATTTATTCAATTTTAGATTACCATACGTAATGTAGCTAAGTCTGCGAAGCCACCCTTTAAGAAAACATTTCTGGTCACCGACTGCGATTCTCTTTAGATAAGCTTTTCTATCCTTTTTGAAGGCTTCGAATAGTCTTTCTCCATTGGATTTATTAATGGCATACAGCGTCTTATTACCGATAATACCATCTGCTGTGATACCTAATACAAGTTGTAGATGTTTTACAGCTTTACTAACTCCGCTGTTATAAGCAAAGTCTACCAGCATATTGGCTACGCTCTGATCCTGTATTTGGTCTGCCTTGCAAGCATTCCAATAGTTCTGCTTGAAAACTCGATGAAAGTCTTCCTCAGTAAGGCGTTTTACATCTTCCTCGTTAAGGACACCATCACCATTCTTATCATACCCGACTCTCCTCCAGGTTGCAAGGGTGATGCCGTATTTTGTAGCGCCACCCCTGTCATGCTTGTTATTTGTATATTTGTCCGTTTCCCAACTGAGGATAAACGGAACGAGTTTACTAGAATCAGCCATGTTTACTTCTCCTCCTCGCTATAATCATTTCTTTGAATAATGCAGCCAAATACAATAATGCTTACTATAATAGCTGCCACCATAATAATCGCTAACATCATATCTTTTCCTCCTTTTCCGTGTAATTTAGATAGTCCGACAAATATGGAATCTTCTCGATAAATTTGAAGCGCATGAGGTAGTACATAAAGCTAACAACATACCAAGGAGGGGTACCCTTCTTGAATATCTGTTTCAAGTTCTTCAGAATATTGCATCCGTAGAACCACAATACTAGATACGAGATAAAGGAAACACATTGAACGGAACCTTCCATTTGTCCTTTGAATCGCCCGATTGCATATACTGCTGCACAAAGGACGAAGAACACGGTAGCGTGACCGATGCACACAACTGCTTTCTTTAACTCGAAGTTCTCTCCTTTTGCAATCATGCCACTAAGATAACCGAAAATAAAGTTGAGGGTGAAGACGATCATAAGCGAAGATAACTCGCCTTCAATCGGTTTAAGATAGGCGAGGAGTGCAAGAACTACGCCTACGACAATATCTTTAATTCTATCTGCCATACTATAACTATTTGATGATTAAACAATAATGCTGCAAATATACAACAAAATATTTAATCATCAAATAGATTTCACGAAAAAGTGCAAAACTTTATGCACTCATATAAACGTATATATATATTTTTGAAGGAATATTGTATATAATTGTATATAATTTCCTCGAAATATTGTATTTTTAAAAGCATCGAAATTTGGAATTAAAACAAAAAATCCCCTATACTACGCCAATAGTACAGGGGAAATATCACATTTCTGCTCGGAAATGCGATGCTCAAATATGCGATGCTCAAAAAAGCATTGCAAAGATAGACAATAATTCCGAAACCACCAAATTTTTCGTCATTAATCTGTTAGATACAGATACAATCCTTCACCGAACCACATGATTAATATCATAGTTGACATCGTAACCCAAGTCAAGAAGTACTTATCGACCTTCTTATACTCGTAAGAATAGTATAGGTATGCAATGAATGTGCTGTTGATGATTACCATTATCGCTACTATAATCAAAGTACAAAACATATAATCCATACTCATATATGCTCGCTTATCCGTGATGCGATAGGGCTTATACGTTATGATTTTCTCTTGCTTTTTATATAGTGTAGTATATCCCACTTCTTAAAATATCGGGTATGTCCTCGCTTTTTGCAAACGCCATTTGGAATGTCACCTCTAGCAACCATACGATTGAGTGTAGCATCAGAAACGTGAAGTTTCTCCTTGACTTCCTCTGTACTCAACATAGGATTGAGCATATCTGGGATGATGTCACACAATCTATCTAGGTCATCATCGCTCATTCCGCAAGCGGTGACCTTCTCGCCATTTCTCTGTTGCTCGTCTGCCTTGAAACAAGCATCACTGAGCGACTTTAAAGCCGTGCCGAGTATCTTATAATTCAATATCTTTCCCATATCTTATGCACAAATTTTACGTCCTAGTTTCGTATCATTAACAAACATTCTAGCAAAGCTATACAAATAGAATATAGTTGTCACGACCATGACCGTAAAGCAGGAATCCACCATATCTTTAGTTGTGTACCAACTCCACTCTACAATATGAGCCGCATTGATGCCTAAGTAGTACATAAATGGAATGCGATACCACTGGCACAAGAAGAAAAATCTACTTGCCAGTATCGTCACCATCGGCAGGACGTAAACCATGAAATAAATAAAGATATAGCAAGGCATATTTTCATTATATGGGATAAACATCTCACGTGGATGCTGAGAGAACTCCCAAATGCCGTATGCGTGGAAGAACATAATAATGATAGGCACATACTTGCAGAACCAGCGGAAGAACTTTAATATTCTCCTGCTATACCGATTACCATGCTTCTTAAGCATATCCATCAGCTCCGTCACATCAATGTCCTTTATCAACCGTTGGACTTCGGCTTCTTGTTCTAGTGTCATATTAATAAACCTCCTTTTGTCTATAGCTAATTGTTCATAATTCATTGATTTAAATTAAATGATGTTGCAAAGTTACACTCTTTTGCACAAAACCAGCGGAAATGAGAATATTTCTGTGTTAAACTTTATAAAAAGTAACAATCTGAAAGTTTTGTTGCCAAATCTTGTTACCATTTTATCGTTTTTTTTGGTAACAGAAACATTGCACTTTCAGATTATTTTCGTAACTTTGCGGCATAAATCAAAACATTAAGATTATGAAAATGAAGATACCATTCAGAGACAGAAGTCAAATGAAGATGAAGGAGAAAATAGTCAATCCTTTGTCTGTTGAGGAGGCTTTAGAGATTAGCAAGGAAGGCTTTATTCCTATAACTGATAGTTGGGGAAATGATATAAACCATTCTAGCTTCAGCAGACTTCCATTTGCTGTCAGAATGCCGAAAGGTTTAGTAACACAAGCAGAAGAGGAACGAAGGAAACGTAGATATGGCTATCTTAGTGATTTAATTCCATCTTTTCGTGGCTTTGATGCACCATATTTCCCCTGACGGGCGATAAAAGAAATAGGCGGTCACCATGTGGTAAACCGCCTTGTATGTTCTTATCCTTCGAGCAAATCAACTATCTGACCATATCCACCTACAGCCATGACAGGACAGAGGATCTTCTTGATAAGAATAATATCCTCGGCTTCGATGTCTACGTTCTCTGCATCCTTGCCTATCTTGCAGGCTACCCGATAAGCACGTAGCTTTTCTTCGCCCGATAGCTGCATATCCTGGCGGTCTATCACTTCGAAGAGTACCTTGCCTACAATATCACCAATAATCTGAGGCTTGTAGGTTTCCTCTCCGTTCTCGTTCTTAACAGGTGATACTATCACCTCACCCTTCCAATTTTTAAAAGGTACGTTGAAATTCTTTTTCATATTTATTTTGCTTTTATGATTATCTATTTGACCAATCCAAATCATGTTCTCCGCTCCAGAAGATACCACGACCGAAATAGGTCTTACCCTTCTGACTAGGATTAAGTAATTCTGGGTTTATATATACAAGATTTATTGTTTCTCCACCATTAAGTTGATGCCATCCACCGACATCACAGAAATATATTCCGTTATTAATATCATTAGCATTTATTGCCATCCAACGCTTACCTGTTCCTCCAGGTACAAACTCGTAATAATGTATAGCATTTGCTCTAGAAGAATTGAATACTACTACATCAATAGGACATCCGGCCGATTTATCATCAGGACTATACAATGGAATTTTGTATACGGTTTTATTGTCATACGTAGTACTCTCTAGTCTCACAACAGTATATGCAAAATTGTATCCGTCTGGATAGATGCGCATACTAGCCCCATTTATTACTGCCAATGTACTATTACTATGACCAAAAGCACCTCGAATCCACATAGTACTAGCATAGAAACGCCAACCTCTAGTCCTTTCTGGATTCACACCTTGAATATAAATATCTGCATCAAATGTTATATAGCCAGAACTATCAAAATATATTGAACCAGCGCTTTTCTTTCCATCATAACTAACCGCAGTCAATTTGTTAAAAGAGCCTGTCACACTCTTTAGTTCTCCTGCGAATATACCCTTAGACGCATATAACGAACCATCTTTCGTTACTCTGAATGGTGCATCCTTTGCCGATGCTGCACCAAGCCAAAGAGGACACCTATCACTACCAACTACAGCATCATCTTTATCGAAGTTACCAAAATGACCTATGACACTTGCACCTTCCGAACTCCTTGCATAAACATGGTTCACGTTGATAGTTTCTGCATCAATAAGGTTTGCATTGAGCTTGCCTCCAATGAACATGGCGGCAGTTTGCCCGTTATTATCAACACGGATTCTATCTCCATACAGCAGCACCTCATCGCTCTTTACCTCGATTCCTGCCTTTTTCAGACTCGCCTTATCAATGAGGTCACTCTTGCGCTCAGTCCATTCCGTCATGGTTGCGCCAATTTCGAGCTTAGGCTGGGCTACATAGACGGTGGAGGCAGAGGTACTATTGTTTCCTGTGTGACAGATTAGCACTTGCTTAGGTGTCGCATAGCCATCCTTTGGTCTCCAGTGTACCCAATATCTCGTCCATTGCCGAGACAGTATAAATACGATATTACCATCAGCTTGAGAATCCCAAGCACCACCATTACCTTCCGTGAATATATTGGACGAATTTTCTATATCACCGCTCCACATGTAACAAACTACTCTTGCATTATCCACATCTGCCTTTGCAACGAACGAGAAGATGTAATCATTTCCGTTGACGAGGTACGTACTTCCGAAACGCCACCTCAACACTTCCTTGTAATCGGAAGGAGTTGCGTTTGCTTTCATTAAGTTTTTAATGCAAGCGGAATCCGTTCCATATCCATTCTGTATGACAGTATCATTAGTGTCAGTCAGCGTTCCACTCTTGTCGAGCGTCCTTGCGTTATCAAGCAGATTGCCACCCACATAGTCGTAATCCTGTTCACTTAACGTCCATCCGTTATAATTTTCGCCTTCCTCCAACATAGGCTTGCAGATATAGCCGTCAACGAAAGAGTAACTCCTCGCCCTTGCGAATATATTTATCTCTACATACTCATACGGAGCATTAGATGGAACAGAAACCTTAACGGTAAACAATTCCCACTTATCGGCTTCTGATGCAGCAAAAGTCGTGCTATAGCCTATAGGACCAGAATATCCAGCAGGACGAGAAGTGTCTATCTTGGAACCTTGATATAGAACTTCCGCAGTAAAATAGATGTCATTTGGCGTATGCGTCTTGGCATAGAAAGAGAGAACATAGTTCTTCCCCTTCTCCAACTTGATGTTGCCTTGTGGCGAATTACCAAACCATCTAAAACCAGACAAGTAATACCTGTTCGTTCCTGTCTGTTTAGTTCGGCAATGGATGCAATTAACGCCATCAATGCCACTATTTTTCTCTATCTGTTCTAAAGGATAGCCATCATAATACTGCGATTCCGCACCGCTCATGTATATAAATCCGTCCCTATATTTTCGGCACGCACTTCCCACAAGCATATTTCTCCTTCCAATAGACTTTTCGCTTACAGAGAGGGAGATTTCTCTTGCAGTTTGTTCGATTTCAGACTTTGCCTGAGTCAGTTCGTATTTTGTTGCAGCACCATCAAGCCTGTTTGATACCTCTTTAAACTTCGACTTGTAGCTTTTGTTGTCGAATGCTACAATGCCAGTAAATTTTGCCACATTAATCGAAAAAGGAACCTGTGCAAAATAGGTAACCCCGTCATAAGCAGCCTGCGCAACCGCATATCCTGACGTCGCGGAAACCACATGATTCACGCCATCAACAACCACGTCATCCTTTGCGATGATATTGCCTGATACAGATACCGTGATATATCCGTCCTCCTGCGTTACATAACATTTGCAATTTACGCACATATCATCTCTCGACGAAACGCCAATGCATTGATTTGAGACATTCTGGTTTCCCTTCATTACCTTTACTTTCGCTGTCTTTGATGTACCAGGAGATACTATTCCGTTATCGTCCGTATCAAAGACAAGCGGAGCGTCTTCAACAATAATAGAAACGGCATCCTTGCCAGGCTTGCCTTGCGGGCCTGGCGCACCATCCCTTATCGCCGCTATCGTTATCTGACCCCTCGCCAATAATGTTGCCATACACTTTCATCTTTTTAATTAATAAAAAATAAGGGTGAGGTGCCCTTATTTTGACACCTCACAAGTAAATGTACCTCTGCCGCTCACGTCAGTAGCAGCCACCGTGACGTAAGGCTTGGTCGAAGCGTTTACCGCACTTGACGTACCGTTCCAGTTGGTAGCCACACCGCTCGCATTGTACTTCGTCCATTTGTAGATGTAGTTCGAGGCATGGGTGCTGTCTGCCTTCACCGCTGCACCATCCTCCACTACCTTGCCGTCCTTCCACACACGAGCGAAAAGCTCGGTCGACTGGGCACCGTTCACGATCTTGTCGCCCGTCAGCGAGTACACCTCCACTACATACGGGTCGCTCGCATCGAAGAACGTGATGATGGCACTTGCAATATCAGTACCGTCCTTCACCGTACAGCGGAACGTCTGAAAGTTAAGCACGTCATTGGCACGCACATTCAGAGTGCTCACGCCGCCCGAAGTGCTCACGTTGCCCGATGCCACAGCGCTCCAGGTTCCTGCACTGATATTCAGCACCTCCCAAGTCATAGAAGTCAGAGAAGTGTCCTGCACGTTGCCACGGAAGAACTTCGCCACGGCACGCAGCGTCTTGCTGTTGTTGGTCGAGTCGAACGTGTTGCCGTCGGGAGTTTCTATCTGCACCGTCTGTAGCGCACCGCCGCTCTTCGCCAGCGAAATGGTCTTGTAGCCGATACACGTAGTCGTAGCCTTTGTCTCCGGGTCTGTGTATTTGCACGACCACTCGATGTTCTTCACGCTGCCGTTCTTGGCGATGTTGCTTGTGAGGTTAAGCTGATACGGCTTACCGCTCGCTGGGGTAGCAGCCGCACCATCCACATTCCACGACCATCTCGTACAAGCCGAGGTCGGAGCCTGGTCTGAAGCATTGCCAGTCACGTAGACATGAGCTGCGATGACGTTAGGCGCACTTGCCGAATAGTTCGGAGTGTATACACCCGTGTCGGGAGTGTAAATCTGAGTCTCGCCCTTAGAGCACTGAGTGAAACACTGCACGGCCTTACCGTCATTGAGGTCAACGATAGTAATCTGACCATTAGCTAATACTTTTGCCATAATCGTTTGTTTGTTTAAATATTATTATATGTTACTATTAATAGTCTTTGAGTCTGATATGTACACACGACACCCGAATTGAGCCTGCCTGCTCACATCGTCACGTGTGATAAGACACGAGCGCCCCACGCCCTCATGTAGCCTATTCCACACAGCATCGTCTTCAGCGTCAGCCGACTGTCGCCACCACGACCATGAGCCGTTGCTCACGGTGTCGCTTATGTCCTCGCCATTGCGCAGCAGCGTTGCCTTGAGCGTCATTTCGCCCGAGCCGTTTATCATCACCGTGCCCGTATCGCTCGTTATCATTATCTGATAAGCCACGCCGTCCTCGCCCTTGTCTCCCTTCTCGCCTTTGCTTCCAGATAGAACTTTTTTCCATTGTGTCGAGCCGTCAGAAGGCTCACCTGTTACGTCCTCCTCTGAATTGGCAACACACACCCAAACGGCATTGTTGTGATTTACTTGGTCGTTCTTATGATAGGTATTTCCTTCTACCCAGTCACCTCTATAATTGATGATATTAATAGTACTGCCGTCATCCGAAATCAATTCAAAGTGTGAGGAATTGATTTTCGTTCCACCCTTCGGTGAAGTCTCGAATACCGACAGAGATACTTCTTTGTTCTCGCCATTTACGCTTTTTGTGATAGTATGCTTGTACTCAGAGATATTAGCATAGCAAACGATACGAGGAGCATAGTCGCCAGTTGTCTCAAGGATAATCACGTTCTGCCTGTCCGTCTTGTCGTACTCAAGATTGCCATTACGATGTCTGTTGCCGTCCAGCACGATTGTGTCGCCCTCAGCAGGGTCTCCCTTTATCTCAACAGGCGCATTCTTCTCTGTATATCCGTCTAAGCCTTCGGAATGCTTGCCAACGACAATCCAAGCAAACGCCTGACCATCGTACAATTCAACCTGTACTTCTCTCGTCTGCTCCTTACCAGCTTCGTCAAGATAAGTCTCCGTTTTAGTGCCGTATATCTTCTCATTTTGCGTAGATACGCCACCATCATGAATAGTACGCCAGTAACTCTTATTACTTGTATCACTATATGCTCCACCAGCCACAATCTCGCCAATAGTCTGACAGCGCACTTGGTCGCCCTCCTGCCAGTAGTTCATCGTGGCAGTAGTTCCGTTGTCAGCTAAGAGATAGCATTTCCAGCCAGCGCATTCTGCATCATCCGCAGTTGTTTCTACCCAAGATATCACACCGTCAGCAGATACCGATTCCTTGACAGGCACAACTTTGATAAGCTTGCTACCAGCTCCAGATAAATAGATGTTGCCTCCCGAATAAGACAGCTTGCGTACATCTAATTCGTGGAATATCGCCTTGCCCCAGATGGTTAGGTTGCTCAAGAATGCATGATACTTGCCGTTCTTCTCCTTCTCAACAGAAAAGCCTTGTTCAGCCGCGTTGTCGTAATCGAAAGACTTGATGGTATTAAACACCGCATCGCCCAACTCCGTAATCATAGCATTGTTGCCAAACTTCGCTCCCATCATCAAATCAGCAAGACCTTTGGCAATAAGACCTTTCGCAAATGTGATTAATCCCTGCGCAGTGTCGTTGTGTAGCTTTGACAAGAAACTAAGGATAGTCTTTCTTGCTGATAGAACATTACTGTCTGTAGGAGGTGTTGAGTCGTTCATGCCTATTACATAGACGCCACCACCACCATTGCCACCACTTATCTGAATGCCGTTTACCGTGATAGAGTCAACCTTATCTTCCAACTTACCCAACCGGCTAGTAGCTGCCTTTTCTCCTACTATGTACTGAGGATGGTCGTAAGGGATATCCAAAGGTATCTCCATTCCGATGATACGAGAGTTTCGGTAGTGCTTGCCATCCGCATCCACCTGCGCAAACATATCATTAATCAGCTTTACCTGTTCACCGAGAGGATGGTAATCGTATATTCCATCATTGTAGAACTTATCGCCATCCATCGTGCAGGTGAAGTTTGAGTTGCTGATCATGGTTTTCTGATAGTACTGCTTCGATCTATCGAACAGAGACAACTGAGCAGTAGGGATGAGGTCCGTATCTGTAATTTTGGTTGCGTCCCAGTTGAACAGAAAGTACTTATCACCAACCTTTGGGCACATAACGCCATCGGGAAGAGTTCTTCCGTAGGTATCGTTTGCCACAATCTCAAAGTAGTTAACCTTGTCGATAACCTTGAAGCTGACATCGAACTCCATACCCATGAGAGCACCGCTAGTGAACTTGATGCCTAAGGTGAGGTTACTCTTTATCCAACTCTCCTTGAAGTTATTAGTGAAAGAGTCTGTAGAAGTGACCTGCCAAAATGTCTGTGTAGTCTTCGTTCCGTCTTCGTTATCAACGGTGCTATCATAGGTCTTGATACTGCTGACCCTGCATTCAACCTTCGGATATTCTTCATCGAACATAACGACACCTTCGATAGCCTGCTTGTCATTCTTCACGACATTCACGTTCTCCAGATAGCCATCCTTGGCGTAGAAACCATCACTATCCACTTCCTTGTTAGGGAGCATGAGGTAATCAGTAGCAACACCATCGGTGGTGACGTCCGCATCGGCACCAGTGAAATATCCTTTCGGAATATTCCTATCTGAGCCGAATGCGTACAGTCTCGTGATATAAGTTGACTTGGATTCCGAATAGGACATAGACAGAACATTAACATCCTGCTCGAATGTTGTCTGTCCTTCCATTTCGCAATATCCAAGGTATATAATGGAGCCATCTATCCACCACTCGCAGTTGAGTGCGTCTTCGGAACAGATGGCGTTGAGAGCATCAAGAATACTGATTGAACCGTACTCGATCAAGAATCTCTTCTGAACATCGAAAGCCTTGTTGTTGTACGTAGTGTAGTCAACAGAGAACTCCTTGCCATTGTACGTAAGACCTAGTGCCTTTAGGTTGCCGAGTATAACGTTCATGTGTACGCTTACCGTTGTGGTGAGCTTGAAGGAGGTCTCGTTGGCTCCGTGCTGAGGGCGATACTTGCAAAGCTTATTCTTCCAAGACATATAGTAGGCATCCATCTGCATTTCGTAGTCGTAGCCATCACTATCATTGTGCTTAGGGAAGTATGATGATGTAAGCTCAAAGTAGCCGAAGTCGGGAATCTCCACGGAGTCCCCAATCTCGAAATAGACTGGCGTTGCCGTAGTGAACTTCAAGATGATGTAGTGGTGGTCCATAAGCTGATATGACAGCTTAGAACCCTCACCGAAGTCCTCTAATATGAAGAATACCTTGTTATTTCTCTTAATCTGAATCATTAGCTTGTATATTTACTTGTTTCACCTCTGTCACTAGGGTCTGGCTCGTTGAGCTTTAGACTGAACTTTGCCATTTCCCGAATGAACTGACTGAATTGAGTGCAGGAGAGATAGATGCACCGATACCACACATTAGGCTGAAATCGGGTGCGGATAATCAACTCCCCCTTGGCAAGAACCTCCTCGCAGAACCTAGCATAGTTCATCATGAACGTATCTGAGTCCTTGGCGGTCATATTGAACGGCAGCGTTATCTCCCTCTCATCCAATCTAGGATTGTGCTTGATAACCGACTTTCCGTCCTTTGAACGATACTTGTTGCTGATGAACTCCTTGTTTGGTGCAGGGGTCATGAGCGTGCTGAGGGCGGTTTCGTCTAAGAATATGCCCCACGTAAGGTAGGCATCCTTGCCATTGATATAAAGTTGTCCATTAAGCATAACTATTTAATCATTAAATAACCTCATAGGCTTCGCTGTGAGCCGCTTTTGCTATTGTTGAGTATAGTTGTAAGGGTTGACGAGCGAAAAGCCTATAGAGGTCAAATATCCTTTAATCTTCTGTTCATATCATCCAGCTTTGTTCCGAAGTCATTATAAGTGAGCTTTGAATACTTTACGATGTCTTCTAGGTAGCTGTTTGTCATAATCATCATGTTTCTTATCTCCAATACCGCACCATTGGTTGAGATTCCGAGTGTAACGATGCTCTCCATCTGTGATATGGTGGTAGTCATGTTCTGAGCGATGGACTCTCCTGCAATCTGCAGGGCGGTGAAGCGACCATTCAGCTCGTCTGCGGTATCTTGCCCCATAGATGCCCATCCTCCGCTTGTTGCTGTCTGTGATGAGGATGATGAACCGGTGTAGCCAGTTACCTTTGCCCACTCGTCACGTCTCTTCAAGCCTTCCTGGACTATATCATCGTAACGCTTATAGAAAGCATCTACATCTTCTTTGGTTAGCTTTCCGTTTTTATCCTTCATAGCCTTTGCCCAATCATCGTAGAGTTTCTTCAAGTCTCCATTGATAAGGTCTTCCATACTGAAAGAGAGAAGGGACTTCTGCATCTTTTCTGCGAAATCATCTGCCATTTCGCTAGCAAAGTCGCTACCATCCTTCTTCATGTCCACGAGGTCCGTCAAAAAGCTATCTCTCATTCCACTGAAGGAAATCTGAGTAAGGTTCTCCTTGAACTGCTCTGACAACTCTTCCAGCTTGCCCGCTTGGTCTATGTAGTCATTCAACTTCTCTGTCAGACGTCCACCATAGTTACCCTTTCCAGTGTTCTCGATATGCTCCCAAATGGCAACGTTGCCACGGAGGAGCTTCATTTCCTCTGGACTGAGGGAGAAGAGGTCGCCATTGAAGTCTGATTTGACGTTCTTCTTGATCCAATCAATCTCCTCACTACCGAAACCGCTCCAATAACGATTCCATGAGTGGTGCGAACCGTGATAGCTTGCCTGTGCCTTGGCGATGTCGAGGTAGTTCTGATTAGTCTCCTGCTGATTCTTGTAGGCTTGCTCGTAGTATGAGGTTGCCTTGGAGCCAAAGGAGTTTTCCATTGCATCAGTCAAATCCTCGATGGATTGCTGCAAGAGGGTATTTCTGTCTGTCAGTCTTTCGATGGTGTCATTGACTTTCTTTGCATTTCCATCTCCACCGAACAGACTATTGAAACCACCGAATGAAAGCGTGTTGAGGATATGAGAAACGTTGTTTCCGATACTCTTCAATGGCTTCATAACGATGTCACCCGATAAAGCATCATCAAGGATGCCCGTTACTGCGCCAAAGACCGTGTCCATGAGGTTGCTGATGAGTGTTCCGAAGCCATCTTTCAGAATATCGAGGATGCCGAGTATTGCGGAGATTATTTCACCTGCCATACCGCGATCTCCTAAAGCTTTCGTCAGAGATTTGGCTGCGTCACTATCTTTACCGAGCAACCCTTGGATGCCCTTTGCAAGCGTGTTGGCAACGTCCTTCTGCATAGAGCCACCGAAAAGCTTGTCAAGCCCTAGGATAGAGTTTCCTATGCCTTTGAGTGACCCCGATGTAAGACCCTGCAAGCCATTTTCAAGCTGCTGAAACAGAGAAACTGCCTTCTGTGCAGATGTCTGCAAGTCTGATGATGCCTTCTGAACTGATGAACCGAACTCCAAAACGTTGTTAGATGCGGTAGCAAGTACGCCCTGCGCTCTAGAGAGGTTGGCTTCAGCCTTGCTGATACTTGTCTTGTCACCACTCTTCTTAGCCTTAGCGAGGTCTTCCTGCGCCTTAGTAACGGCTTTCGTAGCTTCAATCTCTCGCTCTTGTGCATCAATATAGCCCTGCATGGCTGACTGATAGGAGTTGATGTCGTCAGAGACTTTCTTAAAGATGTCACTATTCCAGATGGTGGCAGAGCCTTGTAGCTTGGAGATAAGTTCCTGTATGGTCTTCTGCTCATTGACATCTGTTGTGCTCTTGGAGAGTTCCTGCAGCTTCTCAATGGTAGGCTCTAGTTGGTCCTTGAACATAGCACCGAAGTCTCCGAAGACGCTTCCCCAATCGATGTTCTGTCTGATGGCATTTATCTCGATGGTTTGGAGGTCCTTCTTTCTCTGCTGCTGAAGAGAGAGCTTTTCGCCTTTCGTCTGAGCCTTGGCAATCTTCTCTTCGTACTCCTCGGCAATGGCTTGCTTCTGCTGATAGAGAGAACCATACTCCTTCAAGTAGTCACGCATAGAGGTGAGGGCTTCCCTGTTGACCTCATCAAGCTTCTTGTTGTACTCTTGGGTAGCGAGGTCTCTAGCCTTGGAGAGAGCATTGGACTGAGCAGAGGTAAGGGTTACTTTCTTGCCAGCTTCCTTGTTCTTCTTCTTGAACTCGGCTTCCTGCTTGTCAATCTCGGCTTTACGCTTGGCGTAGTCGTTCTTGATTTCAGCAATCTTCTTCTCCGTGCCTTCCTGCATGAGGGAGATAGTTTCATCTGTATTTTTCTGCTGCAAAGCCTTCAAGCGATTGTTTAAATCCTCTTGGGCTTTGATAGTCTTGTTTTCTTCCTTAATGCGAGTCTTACGTGCCGTTGCTGCTGCCTTCGCTACCTTCCCACTTACATCACCACCTAGCTTAGAGTAAGCATCCTTGGCTGCTTTCAAGTTTTGGGTGGCGGTTTCGTACTGAGAAGCGGTGTATTTGCTCTTATTTCTCTCCATAGCAGCAACCTTCTTCCTGGCTGCGTTGTATTCACGCTGCGCTTTGTTGTATGCCTGCTGATAGGTTTCCGTAGAACCGCTATTAGCTAAAGCTTGTGCCTTTGTTTTGGCTTGGTTGAGGGATTGTTTGGCGGTGTTCCATTGAGCTTTGAAAATCAAAGGAATGGTCGTAGCGCCAGTGACCGCCCAATTCCGCTTCATCGTTAAGAGGTTGTTCAGAACCTTTGTTTTCTCAGACTCCTGCATGCGGAGATTCAGATCAGCAGGATTGTTCTTGATGTCTTCTCGAAGACCTGCTATCTCTTTCTGAGCCTTATTGATGAACGCATCCAATCTACTCTCACCTGTGGCGTAGTTGATGGTTTCGTTGGCAGCTTGCCAATCGTTGGCCAGATTGATTGCTTCGTCATAGAAGTCAAAGATTTCTTGACGTACACTTTCGTTCTCCTGTGCTTCTTGCAAGCGAACTTCGATAGGCTTTGCATTCTCGGCTGCTTGGTCTCGAAGTTGGATGATGTTGGAAAGCTTTTCTTCTGCTTGGTCAAGGTCTTCTTGTGCCTGTTGTAACTGACCACCTAGCAATGATGCTTGTCTTCCTCCGTTGTATGCCGCATCATCATGTAGTTGCTTGTTGAGACTTTCAACCTCTTGGCGGAACTTCTCAACTTCCTCAACAGCCTTATCGTACTTCAACTCATCCATGCTCTCGGCAACTTCCTTCTGCGTCTTAGCAAAATCGGCAGATGCTAGTTGAGCTTGTGAGTATTGTTCCGTTAACTGAGGTGCGAGGTTGGAGAGTTTTTGGTAAGCTTCTGCCTTCTCGTATTCTGTAGCTGTCTCAGACTGGATAGTTCTGATAAGGCTTTCGATATTCTGCTGACGTTCCTTGACCTTGTTGTCAAATTCATCCCATGCTTCATTGGATTTCCTTACTGCCGTTTCATGTGCTGATTCGGCGGTAGCAAGCTTATACACGGCATAGGTTACTGCTGCGATGGTGGCAGCTATCCAAAAAAGAGGACTTGAGAACATAGAAGCATTCCATGCGTCCTGTGCCCTTTTGCAGAGAAGGGTGACCTGTGCCCATATTCCTTTGGCTGCGGTGTCTCTTGCGGTAGCTGCGGTATTCAAACCTTGGGATGCAGTGTTAGCCGTATTGGCTGCTGTATTTGCTTCTGTGGCTGCGGTTGCAGCAGTTTCTCTAGCCGTTTGGAGTTGCTTTGCGATGGTGTTCCTTTCGTTAACGGCAGTGTTGAGTTTGATTTCTGCTGTCTCTACCTTCTGCCCATCTGTATAGGATTGCAGGGCATCGTAAGCATCTTGTAGTGATTGAACCTCGTTGTCCTGCATTGCAAGTTTGTTCTCCAATGCCTTCACTTCCTCTGCGGCTGCGGTGGCTGCGTCTGCCTTTGCTTTTGCCTGCGCCTGTAGTTCGGCAACGTAAGCCGCGACCTCTTCACGCTTAGATGCTACCAGCTCTGCCTGTGCTGCTGATAATTGACCTTTGGCTACTGCTTCTTCAAGGTCTGTCTTCTTTGCTTCTTCCTTCATAGGGAGCAAAGATTCAAGAGCTGACAACTCGGCTGCATATCCTGTATTTGTTGTTGCTGTGTCAAAGGCTGCTACACTAACTGCCATTGCCTTATAAAGACCGATGGCAGATGCGGCTGCAAGGATAACCTCACCTATCTCCTTCCAATGGTCGATAACCTTAGATGTGATATCCAAAGCATCATTCATCAAACCTTCTGTCTGTGTGCCGAGGTCATTGATAGCCATTTCGATGGTGTCTTGGATATTGCTTATCTGTCCAGTAATAGAGTGAGATTGCTTTTCCATCAATCCACCGAACTTACCGCCTTCATTGGTAAGGCTTTCGATAGCCTTCTTGACTTCGGGGAAACCAACCTTACCTGCTGTCACCAATTCCGAAACCTTATCCTTGGTAACTCCGAACTGCTTGGCTAGTTCCTCTGTCAACGGAATACCGCGACCTGTAAATTGCATCAAGTCTCTTGTGAACAATCGACCTTGCACCATCGTGGTACCATAGAGCCATGTGAGGTCTTGCAGGTTTAATCCCAATCCTGCGGATACGTCACCGAGTCTTCTCATGGTATCGGTAATCTCGTTGGCTGCAAATCCGTATGCGAGAAGCTGCTTTGCGCCATTTACCACACCCTTCATGTCAAAAGGTGTAGTAGCAGCAAGGTTGGCGAGGTCCGAAATCATTCCCTTTGCCTTCTGTCCGCTACCGAGCATGGTTTCAAAGGCAATCTCAAACTGCTGAAACTCTCCTCGGACAGTACCCAGTGTGCTGATGATTTCCTTTGCCGTAAAGCCAGCGAAAGCCACCGATGCAACAGACTTGATGCGATTGAAAACATTCTCAATGCTCTGCCCCTGCTGCTCGACTGCTCTTGCTGTCTGTGATACTCCATCCTGCACCCCTCGGAAGGCTTTCAGTACGGATGAATTATCGCCTGTTATGTCAAACTTGATACTTGCCATTTTTTTTATTCTGTCAATTACGTAAAGGTGCACCTCCTAGCCAAAACCTTTATTCTTTGCTTTTTTCTTGTTAGTGTTGGAGGTTAAATTGGATTCTCTTCGCTCTGTCTGATCAGCTCCATGATGTCCTCTTTGTTATCTCCGCTGAAGACCTTCTCTGTTGCTGATGGAATGTGAGCCTTCTTTCTTTCCTCATCGGATAGATAGATGGAAGTTATCTTATCCTTCATCATAAGCGTGAGGTTGTTGTATGAGATTTCCCACAGAACATAGTCAAGGGTCCACTTGTATCTCTCGCAAGCTGCATCAATGAGAGAGCCCCAAATGGTCCTGCCACCAAAGATATACTGATTGCTGGAGTCTTTGGCTTGGTTTATCTTCTCCATACGCTCCGCTTCCTTGTCTATCCCACATTCCGTGATGATGTCGTGAAGCTTGTTGTCTGAGAGTATGGTGATGAGAAGAGTAGCTATATCATCGTTATCACAGAACTTGAAGATGATGTTTTCTCTTGCCTTCAATATGCGTGAACTGAGCATATCGGATTTCTTCTGAAGAGTGTGGTAGGCTATTATCTTACAGCAAAGACTTCGATTCTCCTCTACTACACGGAGTGCTTCAATGAGGGGATTCAGCTTTAAGTTATCATCTTTGATACCTAGCTGCTTAATCAATGGAGCAGTCAAATACATCTTGCCTAAAGTCTGAGGGTAGATAAACAAATGTCTTCTACCTACCTGTATGCCTAGAGGTGTATCTGTTAACACCATGGCTATAATAGCGCCAATTTCGATGTCATTCTTCATAAGCCAATAAAATTTGTTAGCACCCAAGGCAGGACTCGAACCTGCGTCTTTCAACCAGCTTTTTAAAGACCAACTGGATTTTATGTGACGGACTTTGGTCTCGCTCTAACCAACTGAGCTACTTGGGTAGGTTGCCGACTGATAACCCTCAATCGGCTGAAGGGTGAAAAGAAATCTTTAAACGTCACCGTCGGTTTGTCCGTTTGTTGGAACAGTTATCTCCGTTGTTGTGTCTGTAGCACCTGCAGGATGCTTGAATGTAAGAACATATTCATCAGTCTTACCCTTAGCTTTCTTGGCTGTGATGATGCGCCAACGGAACTGACAATATACGGTCTCACCCTTCTTGTTGGTGGTCTTTGCTACCTCGTCACCCTCTGGCACAAGAGCCTTGTGGGTGTACTGCATCAAAGCACCATCCGCAGATGAATATGATTCCTCTACGCTGACGGTTGAATTGCCAATATAGCAGCCAGGGTTCTCTGCATCTTCCGGCTGAACAGCGATAGCGTAGTTTCCTTCGATAAGTCCATCAATGGTAGGGAATGGCTGAGGTAAGCCCTTCTTGATGAACTCTTGATAAACGAGTTCGTAGGTGGACTTAGTTGTCTTTGAATCGACAATACCGCCACCTTCCTCCTTAGCTTCTGTTGTATCACCCTTGGTAGGGTTCAGCTGGGTAGTGTTCTCCTTTGGAGTGTCGAGCTTCTTCCAGTTGTTGGTTGCAGCACTAAGGTCACGAACATAGATGGATGGTTTTCCCCATGTTGTTACTGACATAATCTTAATCGTTTATAGTTTGATACAATAATTTGTTATTAATGATGTGCTCACTTGTGCCCTCGCAAGCTATTACCCTCTGTTCACTCATAGATAAGCGGAAATCCGACCCATGAACTGCTTCGAAGGTAGAGAAAGAGAGTTGACATAACTCACGGAGCCTTGCCGTGTTCTCTTCCTTTCGGGTATTGCCTTTCTTTGTGATAGCTTGATCTTGAACATAGATGTTTACATTCACAAAAGCTTCTTGGATTTGCGAGGTTTGATTTGCTAGCACAGAGATACAAATATCTTCCTTGCCAGTTGTACCTGTTCCATAGAATGGTCTTCCTCGCTTGCAAAGACTACCTGTTACTGCAGTCTTTAATTTTGAAGAAGAGATAATGTTGTACACATCATCCTTAATATCAATATCCGATTTCATAGCTTTATCTGATTGATTCTACTTACAGCTTTATCCACAGCGAGCTTTAGTTTACCATCAACGACGGAACGAGCCCATAACTCAGTGGATGCAAGCACATCTTTATTTTCTTTAGCTTCTACAAAGTCTGCATAGTTCATAGCCGCGACTACTACCAATGCGTAAACCTGTGAGTATTCCTTTGCTAGGTCAGCTATCATTTGTCTTCCTTCTTGTGAACCATTAGAACCATTGCCTATGGAAGCAAAGGCTGATTCTACTTGTTTCCTTCCGTAGTCAAAGATGGCATAACCGATGGAACTTCGTAGGTTTCCTGTATGGTCTATCCAACTTTCCTCTGCCGAGCGGTCTCTTATCCTTGCATTACATTCTTCTCCTAGCTTGGCATAAGCAGTGAGGATTTCTTGCTTTATTATCGCCATAGCGGACTGAAAAAAGTTATCGAGCGCAGACTGAGAGGTTGAGAGTTTTATACCCATATTTTACATTGCAGTTGATAACGATGAAAGCCGAGTACAACAAATTCCTTCACTTCGTTTCCGAAGAACTTTACACGGATTTTATCTCCGTACTCGAAATCGCGGCATGCTCTAGGAAGGTTGTAGATGGTGTAGGAATAGTTCTTTGCAGAACCATCGGGAATAGTGATAACGTTTGCCTTGCCAGCAGGAACAATATCACACTTACAATAGTTCTCCACCCATTCTTCTGAGCCTTGAACATAGTCTCCGTTATCGTCTTCATACCCATCAGTTACGTGTAGGTAATCTAGGGTATGAGCAGCGAAATCCAATACAGCCATATCTTAACCTCCTATATAAACCATCGGTTGACCCAGTGCAGGGGTTTCACCGATGGTTTTGTATAAAGCATTTATTCGTACTAGCAGCCTTTCCTTATCCTTGTCAGATAGTGTTCCAATGCTCTTGTCTGACTCGGATAAGCTTACAGCTTGTATGAGAGAGTACAGACAATCAGCAAGCGCACCTTTCCATTCCTTGGACTGAGCGACCTCGAATGTATATTCATCATCACCATTAAGCTGACGTTCTATCATCTTATTCTCCACGAATCCTAAAGGGATAGGGTAGTGGATTTCATCAATCAATGCTTGCTTTATTGTCTTCATATCAATTCAAATTAAACCTCTGGAGTGAGTTTAGAGAGAACTTCGGCTTCCTCCTCATCGCTGAGTGAGTTGAGAGCCTTAATCAGAGTCTCATCGGTTGAGTTAGCCTTCACATTGGCACCAGCAGCCTTCAAAGCAGCGATGAGGTCAGCCTTCTTATACTTCTTACCCTTGTAAGTTGTATACTGGTCGGTAGTATCGGTAGACTCGGCTTCCGTATCAACCTCCTCAGACTTGGTAGAAAGCATGTAAATCTGATCTACATCTTCGATTACTGGCAAGCAGATAGCCTGTCCTGCGGTAACCTCCTGCAAAGATGGCTCATTCTTGGAGTACTTAGAGATAAGCTTGTAGCTGTCAACGTTAGAGTACTGAACACCTGCTACTCGGTTGGTATCCTCTGCAAGGGTACCCCAAACGAAAGAGCCTACGTTGGTGTTACAGATGAAGATGATGTTATTCTCATTCCATGGCTTAACTGATTTTGGCTTTCCGTTCTTCTCGATAATCACGGTTCGGTTGATAACCTTGATGGCTGCACCGAACTCATCCTCGAATGCTTCCGAGAAAGCTGACTCCGATGGTGTCTTGAGCTTGGTATTTTCTGTATAAGTCTTACCCTCGTAGTCGGCAACAAGCTCTTTTGCCCATTGCTCCTTGCGGATTTTCTTAATCTGCGTCTTAGCGAGCATAACCTGTATGATGGTATTGTTATCGGCATTTGCCTTATCGAAGATTTTCTCGAAATCATCACGGGTAGTAACACCATTGGTTTCTGTTTTGAAGCAGTTTGCCTTAAAATATCCATAGTCAACACGGATAGCCTTACCCGAATTGTCTGCATCTTCAACGGCAATAATACCATTAGAGAGACCTGCCAAGAAGTTCATTTCGTTACGCTCTTCGAGACCGACAGAGCAAGCGACACCATCATTCATGAGCTTGTTGATGATACGAGCCTTTGCAGTTTTAGCAGCCTGTCGTGTTGATGTAGCCTGCTCAACCAAGCCTTGCGCCTGGAATGAATTGGCTCTCGCTACAATGTTCTCATACTGAGCCTTCATGATGTTGATGTTGTTGATATCAGACTCGAAAAGAATCTTCTTCATCGCAATCTTTGGCAACTTACCATTAGAGGTTGCGATTTGACCACGCTTCTTCAAAGGAATGTCTGAATCCATCTCAACGATGTCGGCAGCTACATATGTGGTCTTAGCTGATGAACCTTCCCACTTCTGATCTGGAGAATACACATCGGTAAGCATCTCCTTGTAAAGATAGGTACGCTCCTTCGGATTCTCCTTCTCCTTAACATACAAGCTAAGTTTAGGGAAAATAGCTCGGATAAACTGAATAAAAAGTGATTCGTTCATATAAACAATCTTTTAAGTTAAAAACTAGAGCACAACTTAGTCATGCTCAAAAATAAGACTTGGGAGAGCTGTCTTGATGGCGGTTCTCTGAGTTTCGTCCTTGAACTGATAAGGCATTGCCACATCATTCACGCGACCATTATCCATAATGGCAACCGCTTCACCCTTCATGCGTGAGCGAACGACAACACCAGCAAATTCTGCTTCGCTAGCCTTGTCTTTGTACTTGCCATCTTCTGTTTCAAGTGGAGAATACTCATAAACATCATCAACCTTCTTGCGGACAATGATGTGACCTGCCTGAATAACCTCATCCTTGAAGTTGGCGTAGTCGAGTGCTCTACCGCCTGTGATACCACCGAGATACTGACGGATAACCACAGCGTCCTTACCCATGTCGTAGCCTTTGGTTTTTGGCTTGTAGTCTTCTGCTACCATAATCTAATAATTTATTAGTGAAACAATAGATGATTACATCTGAGCCAGCTCCTTGACTTCATCATCAGACATTAACTTATCTTCCTCCTTTGGCTGAGGTTTGGTATCGGGAGCAGGGATTCGTCCAAGCTTTTCAAGACCCTTTTCAAGTCTTTCCTTGTTCTCTTCCTCAATATCTTCCTTCAACTCATCGAGGTAGTCCTCAAACTCCTCTTCATTCTCAAACTTCATGTGAGAGAAAGATTTAAGCCGACGCTCTCCGAACTTACCTGTGTCCTTCAGCAGTTCCCTTACCTTTGCGGTACGGCTGCTTGTGGTATTGCCAGACTTCAATGCAGTTACATCGCCTTGGAGTGTAGCAACAGCCTTCGTAAGTTCCTTGATTGCGTTGAGGGTAGCGGAGTCATCATCATCGCTATCCTTCTTGCCCTTCTTGCCCTTCCGTGACGGACTTCTACGTGCTGGATCGTCATCTGGATCTGGATCGTCATCTGGATCTGGATCGTCATCATCGAGTGCAGGATGAGCGTTTTTGTACTCTGAGACTTGGCGGTCTGCTGCGGACTGAGTTAACTGGAGTAACGGCAAGACATCATCAATTGCGTCACTAATACCTTCACTAACTTCTTCGTCAGTAGCATCATCTTTGAGTTGAAGTTTGTTGGCAACATTGGCGGCAACACCCTTTAACTCCTTACGACTGAACCCCAATGCCTTAATGTCTCGATTGGTTTTCAGTGCTTCAAGAACTTTTCTGTAATACTTGTTCATTGCTTGTTGAGTTATATTTAACAAAAAATGGTCTGCGAGCGAAATGCAGGCAGACCAAACGTAGAACTCGGTGTAAGAGCAATGTTACGAAAAGTTCTGTCACGTGCATCTTCACACGCTTTTATGGGTGCAAATATACGAAATATTATTTAATCAACAAATAGTTTTTGCAAAAAAGTGAGAAATTATTTTCATTTCAATAAACAAGGGAGAACTTCACAGCCCTCCCTTGATAGATAAGATGCAATAAAAATGCACTTAAACGTGCAAAATATCTTCTATGTTTAAGTTAGATTCTTTTGGTATGTAATTATGGATTTGAGGTATTTTATCGGCTTGTAGCCTATAGTCTCCCTTTGTCGTGGTAAGAGTAATACTGATCGGACTTGCTACTGATGATAACGTGGTCCATAAAATACAATCTCATTATTTCACAAGCCTTCTGTATCTTATATGTTATCTCATCGTCAGACTTTGATGGAAAGCAGTTAGAGCTTGGATGATTGTGAACCAATGCTATTATTACGGCATTGCAGGAGATAGCTTCTTTACACACAATTCTTACGTCTATAGGAGTTTCTGATATTCCACCTTGTGACAATCGAACCATTTTGATTAACTTGAAGTTGTTATCCATACAGAACAGATAAGATTCTTCTATTTCTAAATCCTTGACGTATGGTAAAATATAGTTGTAGATGTCGAGGGAACTACCCAAATCTGTAAGTTCTTGCGACTTCTCCTTCATAAATCTTCTGCCAAGTTCGAATGCAGCGAGTATAGCGGTAGCCTTCTTTTCACCTATTCCTTTGATAGATGTAAGCTCCTGCAGTGTTCTCTTGCTTGCCTTTCTGAGGGAATGACTACCATCAAAGATTTTTCTTATTGGTTCATTACCCTGTAGCATAGGGTCTATACCGATAATTGAAGCAATAAGGTTCTCATTACTCAGATATTCTACCCCATATTCCTTTGCGTATGATGTGATAGAATCGTACTTGATAGTTCTTGCATTATCCTTCATAAGATACCTCCTCTATGTCTTTTGAATAATTGAACACAACATCAAAACCGAATCCCAATTCAGTAATGAGGTAGAAATGAATATCCTCCCAGTCCCAACTTGAAGGAATGCCTATTATCTTTTTAGACTTTTCGGCATCCATTGCTATGATAACGTTCTCTTCCATTGCTCTATCTTATTTTTAAAAGTTCATAACTTTCGTTTCATACACTATGAATCCTATCTGATCCACCACAATCAGTTTCAGATGATTTCCTCCTGGTCCATTTATATCACCATCATTCAATCCGATTTCCTCTAACGTTTCCTTGATGGCAGTTTGGTAATCTCCTATACCTTGTATTAATAAGCATAGGTCTGGTCTCTCATCAAGAAACTGGTGAAAACCATATAGGCTATATGAGCCTTTTTTGATGAGTGAGAAGAAATCTTTCCATTCATCACCACTAATCTGCGTGGTTACGGATTTAAGCTCTTCTATTGTTGTGCAGTTGCTTTCCATACGATTCCATTTAGCGTGATACAATGAAGTCTTTATCTGTAAAAGTCTGATCCTTGAATCTTTCGAACAATTCTCGGTCACTGATGAGCTCATTAGCAAATGATAACTCTCTGAATGAAAGTTTGTACCCAAACTTATCTTTCAACATTTCGATTTTGAGTTCTTCTTTCTGAAGTTCCGATAATTCATATACTGTCATATTCATTTCCTCCGATTAAACATTGTCATATCGCTGTCCAACAATTCAAATTTAATTCCTTTCTCTGTTTTCTTAGCCATCCATTTAGCTGTAACCACACCGTCATTCCATGCTTTTATGAGGGGGAGAACCTTACACTCCCCTACATTTATAATTTGAGTTATATACTCACAAGCACCTTCAAAAGTGTCGAATGCGTGAAGTAATACCGTATATCTATCTGATTCTGTGTAAACGTTCATTGCTCTTATGTATTTTTTAGATTTCTACTTCATTTATTTCGTATTCACAATCAGAAAGAATGTTCTCGATAGTATCTTGCAAATCTTCCAATACGTTCATTTCATCTTCATCGTCTGCGTCAAATTCATTTGATTCGTAAACATTTGATGAGGTCCATTTACCATTTCTAGTTATAAAATTATAACCTTCCATTCTCGAGTAAGCCTTTCTTGTGTCTCTGAGACTTATTTCAACTATTACCTTTTTCATTGCTCTTATCTTTTAAATTGTTATTTTATTTTTGATAATGCAAAGGTAATCATTTTTTTGCATTTGACCAAATGTTTAGTGCTAAATATACTTTTTGCTAACTTAGTTTAACTTATTAATACTTAGATACTTATATCAAGCTATTAATCTCGTGTATGTAAGTCTGTTTCTTAAAAATGGTATAAGTATATGGAGATAAAAAATGAACCGCTTAGAAGGCTTATATTGAAGTGTATAGTCTTTTTCTGAATTACTTTATATTAAATAAAAAAATGCACTCTAACCTCACGGTCGGAGTGCACTAAGAGCAATGAAACGTTAAAAGATACGTTTCGGCTGCAAAGTTACAAAACTTTTCTGTATCTTGCAAATTTATACTATACTATTTAACAATTGCAAATCATTGTCTTTATCGTAGTCGTATGGATAGAAGGTGTTGGCAAGGGCATCCATCTTGTCGGGAGAACGTTTCAGACGCTTCTTGATTTCGTCTTTTGGTTCCATGATGATTGAACCATCTGACTGAAACAACCAATGCACTTCGCACAATTCTTGATCCAACTCATCGTCAGGTGGGAGTGCTGCAAAGAATCCATTCTTCGGGTTGAGCCAGTCACGTATGCACCAAAACAAATAAGCCCTCATGTTAGCGAAAGAGTAGCAGCCTGTCACATCGTGCTTATTTCTTACGCCTTCCGAGAACTTGCAAGAGAATGCCGTTAAGTACTTTTGTTCTATGAGTCTTGAATATACTCCAGCACCTTCTCCTATGGTATCAATGAAGGCTTTATTCTTTGAACTCAAACTTAGGTAGTGTGCGACTTGACCTGCGACTGCCATGTGGTCCGCATGACCACCCGAATTATGACACTTGATTTCTGAAACATAGTTTCCTTGTCGTGGAACATAGCAAGACCTATCGCGCCCCATACCTGCGACATCGACACCTAGGCGTATTGGCTTATGGGTGATAAAGCCACTATCTTTAAGTTCCTTCCATCTTCTATGGGCAATCTCGCACCATTCGTATGGAATGAGGGTATCTTCTGACACCTTCGGAAACATACCGAGAACCTTAACACGAAAAAGGTCATTTGGAGTGTAATATCCACCTTCCCAAACAAAATCACCACGACCTTCATCAAACTCAGACTTTCTGATCTTCTGTGCCCATGCTGAGACCTTATCGGCTACCCATTCATAGTCAACTTGTCCAGGGATAATGTTTTTCTTGCTGACTACGTTCTCTGCGTTGAGGGATGATAATCTAAACTTCTTGAATCGGGGAGACTTCATGGAGTTGGCTGCATACCCTGTAGTAACGTTTGGGTTGAACACCAATAGCAATCGAGAGTTTCCTTGCAGGTTACCCTCGATTGCATTATAGATGGTGTCCGAGATACCCGATGCTTCAGTTACGATGAACATGGTGTTTACAGCATGGAATCCCGACCATGCCTCTGTATTGTCGGCTGAAGACTTGAAACCTGTCAGATACCATTCCTCATAATCAGTTCTGATGCCATCCGACAGCAAACGACCAGGCAGGAAGCCTGCCTTTTTGTATAGACGTGCCACTTCTGGTATCATGATATTTGTCACCTGTCTTCCTGTCGGTGCAGTAAGGGCAATCTTGGTGTTCTTTTCCAAACTGCCATCCTTGCCAAAGCGAGGAGTGAGGTATAGAAAACATAAAGCGGCTACGGCAGCGATGAAGTCCTTACCCCTTGCAGTTCCACTGGCTACCGTTGTCATTTTGTTCTTCTGAACAGAACGCAATATAGCCTTTTGCTCTTCGTCAAGTCTAGCCTTCAAGACTTCCTTGGCGAAGAGACACCAATCATTGCGCCATGCAATCATTTTTTTTATTGCTTTCTGTTCTGACATATTTTTAATTCAACAATATTCGTATTTTCTTATTTCCTTTGAGTATGGCTACCGCTGCTCTGTGGTGACCGTCAATTATATAAATGTTTCCATTACGCTGTACTCCATAAGGGACTTCATTTGAATCAAAATTAATAGATGCAATCGCCTTTAGATTATTCGCTCCTATGTATTCTTGTGTTGGGTGTATCTTATCGACCGACACATATTCGTACTTTCCTTTTGGTTTGCTAAATGACGATACAGTTTCTACGCTTGCCCTAACTTTTTCTGATTCCTCTTTTTGATATTTCTGCTTGAATATATCATTTACTTTGACAGCCATAGTACTCGTATTACCGAAAAGAGGAAAAGAAATTGCGTCTACCTTTTTGTCTATTTTGCCCCCCACATCAATCTTTCTGCTCTTTGCACTATTGGAACTATTTGTTCCTCTTGTGCCATTACTTCGTTTACCCATAAACAAACAATTTAATTACTAGCTATAATAAACTACTTTGAGAGCTTTGGAAAATCCTGCATGTTATCAAGCATATCTTCTATAGAGAAGTTCTTTACTTGAGTATCATACAAGGTCTTTTTCAGCTCTTGATATTTTTCTTTTGCATCAACATCAAGCATACCAATAGTATCTTTCATCTTTTCAAAAGCTTTTAACTTATTCTTGATGATGATGATTGGTGTTACATAGACGGCATTGTTCTCCTTACACCACTGCTCAATTACATTACCGCCACCATAAACGATAAATCTGAATTTGTTGCCATTTGCTACGAACTTGGCAATTTCGTATTCAAATTGCAGTTCATTTAATCGGTCTGTACACCCTCTTGTGGCGAATGATGAGTAACCTTTAGGGACACCCATCAAATTCAGCTTATAGAACTTAGGAGCCACATTTAAGTCAACAAATACACCTATCCCTTTTTCCTGCATAGCTCTCGCAAGAAAGCGCTTCTTGTAGATAGCCTGCATACCAAAAGCTATTGGAGTATCATTTGATAAGCTGAAGTTTGGCTCAATAATGCTGCCAGGGTTGTACTTCAAAATCTTCTCTGGCTTCTCATAGATTGACCGGAATCTATAATCATCAGTATAGAAGTGGAGTGTTCCCCTGCCATTCATATTAGTTGTTCTTGCCTGCTCTCCAAAGCAATAGAATGGGATTTCTATGTACTGAGGTTGCACATCAGACAACAAACATGGTATCTCCAACGGATTGTCCGTTGGGAACAAACAGTCTGGTATATACAATTCTCCGTTATACATAATTATCCTTCTTCATCATCGGGAAGCTCCTTCATTAACTTCTCGAATGGGTTTTCTACTAATCTGTTATCTACTTGCTCGACATAGCCACGCTTCTTGCCCTTAGTTTTCAGAAGGAAGATGATTGCGGTTAGGTTACCTTCATTCACCTTTTCGACCAGCTTGCTTTCAGTAAAGTCAAGAATGCCTTCATCTATATCGTCCAACATCTTGGCTAACTTCTCATCCTCTTTTCGCCAGTTATATAAGGCTTGGCGTGTAATGCCCAAAGCTACTGCCGTAGCAGCCATATTGCCGCCCTTCTTTTCGTAAGCAGCGGCAATCTTTTTTAATTCTGTTCTTCTTACCTTTGTCATAATCAACCTTTCTAATTTGCTGATGCTATGACTGCTTTCAAAGCATCTATATACGACATATTCTTGCACAACAAAAGTGATTTCGAAAGATGGTCTAATGGTCCAAGTCCAGGAAGCAGATTAATATCTATAGGATAATATCTGCCATCTATCCCCTTGCGAAAATCAATTCTTGCGTGAGATTTCAATCCTAAGTAAAGGAATATAGTTCCTGCCAAATTCATTAACCTGTCATCATTCATTGCAGAACAGCATTCCTTAAAACCAACTTTGCAATCTCGTGTTTGGATGCCATTGGTTTCATCGCAATCAATAGAAATCGAACACAGAAGTAAATATTTATGGTTATTAATGCAGGTTACCGTGCAATCAGATCCAGCAATATACTCCTCAACAATACTTTCCATTCCGAACTCTTCTTTAAGGTATTTCATCTGTTCCATTACCTCTTTTGGGGTACGACAGATGCTTTTCTCCGATATACCAAAGCTATCACTTCCATATCTAGGTTTAACAAAATATGTCTTACCTTCTTGTAATGATGATAAATGATATTGTTTCGGTGCTCTAATACCGCAACTACAAAGGAAACGGAAGACCTTTTCCTTATCCTTAACCAATTCGTATTTAGAGAAATCCTCTGCTGTTGTTTTTACACCTTTTGCTCGGATAGTCTTGATGAGAGATTCACTTGCGGTTCTAAGTAATGCCACATCTTCCTTTTGTAAGAAGTCTAGCTTATCGTTTTCATCTACAACAGCTAGTTTGACATTATCTTTTCCTAAGGCTTCTCTATAATATTTGAAGACGGAAGAAATTCCATAGTTCTCCATCTCTTCTTTACTTGTTATGCTCCAAATCATTTTCTTTTTCTCCTTCCTTTATTTCGATTAAACGTTCACTCGCTAACTCTAACAATTTGGCAAATGAGATACTTGGGGATTTTATGCCAAACTCCTTACCTATGTCCTGTTGAATCTTAAGCAGGGTCTTCTCGTTATCTTCTTCGGAAGCTAAAACGAGAGCATCGCTTTTGCGTGCTTGCTCACGAATGTCTCCATACAATGTGTCCAGACTAGCAAATGAACTAGGGTAGAGGATGATGGTGAATACGAAATTCTCCTGCATGGCATATACATCTATACCCTCTGTGCTTATTGGCTTAATCTCGTCAATGTTCACATGAGCAAACTTCTTGAAGTCGATAGATTGAATTGATGCAAACAACTTCTTCAAGATGCTAACATTAGCTTCACCATGAAGGGAGTTGTGAGATAATTCAATAGCAATAGCTTCATCATTTGTAATCTCGCTCTCTTCTACATATAAGATGCCTAGCATTTTATAGTGCAGTTTCTTGCATGCCCTCAAACGATGATTACCGCTGATCATGATGTATCTACCATTATCCTTCTTGATACAGGTAGGCACACTACTCAATCCAGACTTAGCAATGTTGTCTGTTAGTTGGGCGAAGTCTTCACCCGACATTTCATTTGCATTGATTTCTACCTCATCTATGAGGTTTATATCAACTTTTGCGTATTTCCATCTATCTTCATTTTCCATTCTTCAACGATTTTTGATATTTCTCAATGATTTCCTTATTCGTAGGGTATATGCCAAGTATTCCTTCGTAAGCAAGATAAGATGATGTGCAGTGTTCCTTCACTTTCTTGTACACGCCACGATATTTCATGCTCACTGGCTTATGAGTATAAGCGCAGGATATAACCTTCTCGCAAAGCTTGCGCATTCTTCTGCTCAAATATCTTTGAACGCCTACAGACTGAATGCAATACAATATGAGTTTACTCAATCGAGGGATTGCGTTATTCGTGCAGAAGTCCGTTAACTGAAACAAATCATACCCCTTGTGTTGAGGTAGCGTAAAACCAAATCCACCTAGGGTATATTTGTCGTATTTCACCACAAAAGCAAATTGACAGACACTACATTGGTCCACCTTCTTGATATACTTCTTTTGCAAGCAATGAAGTAAAGGTGGGTTTACCCGTTCAATCATCAGTTTGCTTGCGTCTGTAATCTCCAAATCATCGGGAGGTACAATCTCGTTGCATTCGATTCTGTATGAAGAATATGAGGTGCTTGCATTATTTTGTGCAGTTGGCTTATTGCAATAGAGGAACCTTCCTGCAGACCGTCTTTCCCCACTTGAATTATTCCACATAGCTATCTTATGCAGGTTTCTCAGATAAGGGCTGTTGCTGAAATAGTAGAAATAACTATCACTCGGAATACTTTCCACAAGATTATAGTAATCGTTCCTTGCAACAGAAAAATCTGATTTCAAGTCACTATTCTCAGAAATGAGTTTGAATGCTCTCTTCTGCTTCTTCTCTATTCTTCCGTAATTAAAGAAGATTACCTTCTTGTTCTTGATGGCTTCTTCTAGTGTTCCAACATGGAAATCACATGTAGTGAGCAATCTCATCAATCGCTCATTTGCCTTCTCGGTTTTTTCGATAGATTCCCTTGCCTTAATTTTCAACGCTTCGAAGACAGCACTATTTCTTGCCGATTCACTCATGAAATACTTTTGCAGTTTCACGGCATAAAGAGCTAGCGCAAGCTGTCTTGATGGTGTAGGATTGTTATAGTCCTCCAACCATGCAAGCTTATCCTTATATGTTAGTGATGTTTTACCATTTGCCAACATATAGAGCAGATAGCAGTAGGCATCTTGGCAGTATATAGATACTTCCACCTTATCAAGGAAGAATAACTCATAGTAACACATAAAGCCATTTACTATGCAGATTTCCTTGTGTCCGTTAGCTTTTACAGCATCATATAGAGCTGAAACCATTTCAGAATTGTATGGCAAAGGCATAGTCATAAAAGCTTCTATTGCGCTATATGGATTCCCTTGATATAGGAGTGGGCATAACTCTTCTGGAGTATCATATTTAAGCCCTGTAACCTCACAAAATTGCTTGTAAGATGTTATAGATTGATAATCTTCCAATTCGTGGCTTATGGCGTAATAGAATATGCGATATGCGGAATACACGCAATTCATGGCACGATAGAAATCATCAGTTGCATGAAACGTTCTAAATTCTATCGTCTTCGTCTTGAAGTATGCAGAAATATTCACTGCATGGCGTATGAAACCTTTCTTAGACTGATTTGTGAAGAGGGTTTGTAATTCATCAAACGTCTGAGCATTTTTTACTCCTTCGAAATATTTTTCTGTAGGAATAGGTTTGGCATTGAATATGTGTTCATCCCAATCTGAGATTTTCGCATATCTCTTAAAATATGGATAGCAGACATAAAAGAATAGATATACTTTCTTTAGCTGATCTACAGACAAATCTCCTACGTATATGTGAACATGAGTATCAATACTCCACTTAATCTTGCCACCTGCAGCAACCATCGATTCATATACAGAACGGAGGTCATGCAGCTCTTTTAGGCAGTAAAGATGTAGTGGAGGGGTATTCACCTCTCCACCAAACTGCTTATTGCTTGAACAATCGGTATTATCAATGCTCTCTTCCTTGCTCCAGGAGTAACCTTCGGGCAAAGTTACCTTCGCCCTTTCAAGATTGCACATTTCGATTTCAATACCGAATGTTCTGTTTTTTATGTCACTATCTACATTCATGAAGCATATCTATTTCGTTAATAATACCTAATCTCTGAATAGTTCTTCCTGTCTTTCGGAAGTCTATCCCTAAAGCTACACTTGCAAGCGTAATGAGGGATGATGTAACTGGTAATTCTAAGCCTATATGATGAGCAATACTTTCCATCAGTACCAATCCCTCTGAAACGTCTTCTGTGATGTAACGTGAGTGAACAGATGTTGGGCTGATGGCTCTATCACTAGATTCTGAGTAACGATGCAAACTCTCTATAGGGGCTGACATATTGAAACCTCCTGCTTCAAATACGCTTGTTTTGAAAAAGCCCAAGTTTTTTAAGACCTTCATCTTTTCTTCGTCAAGTCTCATCAATAGATTGATAGTGGAGTCATTTCCTCTAGCGTATGCTTCACGATACATACAGAAATTTCCCTTTGAATATTCTATTCTCGGAATACTCATAATTGAACCTACCGTATGCAACACCATATTTGGATTGAGTAATGCAGATTCAAGCACGCAATATTTTCCTATAAAACCTTTGCTAATTTTATGCAGTTTCTCCATGCAGGTATCATGATTAGAAAAGCATGCTACAGGAATAACTTCATGCCTATAACCAACACGAAAAACAACTTCGTTTGGTTTATCATTCAATTCTACTCGTCCTTCCAAATATGGACCTGTAGCTTCAACTAACATTGGTAGTTTTCTGCAATATTTCTCAAAATAGAAAGAGGATGCGTAACTAGAGATACAGACAACAATCTGATTATTGTGAAGGTATTGATGTATACGTTCTACTAGACCATCATAGAAGTTACTCTGAATAGTACAAAATATAACTTCTGCTTCTGCAACCTTACTGAGGTCTTTAGAAACCTCTTTGATTGCAGTTTCTATATAAGTTGATTTCTCTTTAAGAAAAACCCTTTTGCCGTTCTTGATAAGTCTATCAAAGGCATCTGATTTGTATGAAGATGTCTTTAGAAGTGTAACTTCATGACCTTTAATAGAGAGGTCTGCGGCAAAAGCTACTCCCACATTGCCCGTTCCTATAACTGCTATTTTCATGCTCTTTTATTTTAATTCTACAAAAATAGAGCGGCTAGAGGGACTCGAACCTTCGACCTTCACATTGGGAATGTGACGCTCTGACCGACTGAGCTATACCCGCAAAAGAGCGGAGAGTTGGAGCCGCACCAACGACCTCAGTGATGGTATCACTGCGCTCTACTAACTGAGCTATCTCCGCTTATAATAACAATATTCTCTACACGCAAAAATGCTCGTCTTTCCGAGCCGTCAACCCTTGTGGGTATTTTGAAAGGAGAAATGCCTAAAACAAGCTTTGCTCCGAGTAAACAGGATTCTTGGAAATTCCAAATTCCTCGACCTGTACTCCCAACTTTTCATTCAGCCATTTTGCCACTAGGTGGCGATGGCAAAAATCATCTGGCTTTTCGAAGCAACATAGAGCTACATCTTTTCCATTTGCCATTTTCTCTATTGCTGAGAGAAATGCTTTTGGGTCCCGATGAGCCAATATCTCAGAATTGAAACGTTGCACGTAATCTTCTTCCGATTTAGAGTTGTGAAGAATGTCCCATGATGGTGACACGTACTTGTTTGACAATCCTGTAAACCATTTCGGAGGGTAGAGGGCAATACCGATCATCATGATACCAGCTTTTGCTAACTTAGCTCCGTTTGAGAAGTATGATGTATAAATCTTCATTTTTTTGTAACTTTTTGCAAAGATAGATAAAATTATTTAATCAACAAATAGTTTCTTGAAAAAAGTGAGAAATTATTTTCAAGCGTACATTTTCTTAAGAAACTTCTTTAGATATTCGTTATTAATATCCTTTAGTGGAGTAGGGGAGAATGAGGTATCTCGCTCTACGGTTAAGCCTAACTTTGTTGTTAGCCCCTGTAACTCGGTTAAGCTTGTGTAGCCGTACTCGCCTTCACCACTTCCATTGATAGTGATTCCGTAGGCGATATTGTTCTCTAGGTCTGCTTCCAATATGAACCAAGACCATGCACCAACACAAAGGAAGAACTTTGCTTGACAGATGGCTTCTTCCTTTTTGCCATCCTGTGAGTAGAGAGGATATTTTTCCAGTCTCTTCTTAATTTCTTTCGTAATCAGTTTCATTGCTCTTATATTTTAGTCTAAATAACAATTCTTTCTTATCTTCGCCTCAATTTCATCCATTGTATAGATTTTAGCGTCTGTAGAAATAACAAATGTACCATCTTCTTGTGGAAGAAATGAGTATAGGTAATTACAATAGTATTTAACAGAAAGCATTGGATATTTGTCAATATAAGTAAATCTTATCTCGATAGTGAGGTTGCCATCTGTCTCTTTTATCAATGCTGTGAGTTTTTGCAAAAGTTCATAGCATTTATTATAAGCTTTTTCGTAATCTTCAAATCGTTTCATTGCTCTTATCTTTTAATTGTTATTATTTATTTTTGATAGTGCAAAGGTAATCATTTTTTTGCAAATGACCAAACGTTTTGAGCATAAAGTACTTTTTGCTAACTTAGTTTAACTTATTGATATTCAGATACTTATTGTATAGTATAGTTGTCGCATCTGCTATCATCTGACCAGCATCAATTCCTAATGATTGATAGAAAGCACCATGTCCGCAAAGTGTTTCGTATGCAATTCGCATGATTCTACGTTCATCCCTTGTGAAATCATACTTAAAAGTAGAAAAGATGGAGAGTGCTCCTTTCAAATCTCCATCTTTTAGCTTTTGCACACCTTGTGCAGTTTTACTCATCTTCATAAGGCTCAATCTTTCTTGTTGTGAAATCGTCTGCTGTCAAGATGATTTCTGCCCCATTAACCATTTCTTCGACTTTATCGCATGCGTCACTGCCATTGATGGCATCAACCTCCACTACCTTTTGCAGGTATTCGGTTACTTGCACTTTAACCTTGTGAATGGCAGCTTTCTCTAGTTCCTCTATTTGAAGATTGAACACTTCTAGGAGTTCTTTGATTTCCTTTTCGATTTCCTCGAAATCAATGATGATATCCTTCAAGCGTTTGGGTGCTCCATTTATACCATGACCTTCTTTGTCACACCAGTTTAGGGCTTCACTATCTGGATCGAAGTTCTCGTAGTAATCATCGAGGTTCTTCAAAAACTCTTTCGGGTCATTGGCAAGCATTTCGATTGACATATTGAAATCTTGACCTGCAGGAGAATAACGCTGAAAGAAGATGTAGGCAAGGTCATTGCCATTATCTGTAGTATCTACAGCCCAACCTTTAACTTGTCCTATATGGATAATCAAATCTAATAACTTCTGTTCCATTGCTCTAACTTTTAAATGTCGTTAAAATGAAGACCTTCACCCTCCACTAATACATGGTCTTCGTTTTCTACTAATTCTGAGAGGGATAACCAGCATCCACGATAAAGAGCCTTTTTGAGTTCTTGATAACGTGCTTCTGCAACTTCCTTATCTGTGATGAGGGATTCTTTAAGTTGGTCCTCTGTGTAGAGATACCATATCAATTTATATATCTTCATAATACTTATGTTTATTGTATGTGGGTAATCAGAAGAAAGCCATACTTTCTATTTAATGCAATATCATATTCAGTCAAATGGTCCTTGAAATAATCAAAGCAAATATGTTGCAAGCTTTCAAGTATACTTATTGTTGAAGACAGAGAATTGCTGTTTGAGCTCTCAAAACTTACTTGTTCGTTACCTTCCGTCCAATCTACCTTAAAGCTATGATTACGGAAAAAAAGACATCCAACCCTTCCATTGAAGTCTATTGATGCAGGCTTATCGCTTTCATTTTTAGCGATTAAGGAAACCATCTTTACTAAGTCTATCATATCTCAATCCTTTCTTTGAAATCTATAATTTGGGCATTCCCTTTTATTAGCTATCACAAGCAGGACAGGGAATAACAGACCATGCTTGCAACCATTACCATATTTGTCGGCTGCTTCGCAAGTTTCACAGCCATAATAGGTGTTGATGTTGAATGCGCTCATAACTAAATCTCCATTGCCACTTCAATTCCTTTCTTTGGATTCTTAGTAGCTCTGTCTAGGCTAACCTTTCCATTGAACACACCCTTGACGATAGCATAGAACTCTGTGGTTTTCTCGCCATCTTTTTGTGTAGTTGGTATTTTGCCAACCCTTTCACAAACTATTCCGTTTTTAGTAAGGATGGTGTTTGTGACCATTTCTCCGTAGTAAGACTGCTCTGTGCGCTGTTGAATGACTTTACCGACTACCTTGACTTGCATACCTTTCTTGATGGCATCAATACCACCTTTTAAGCTATCCTCGTAGTTCTTCACCAGGAAGAAAGCATAAACGAACTGCTCCGAGAATGTGTAGTAGTCATTTGCTACTTTCTGCATTTCAACCTCGAATTGTGATTTAGGCTCTTTAGATAGCGCAAAATCGCAGACCTTTGTAATGTATGAGGTGTCAACCGTAAACTTCTTTGAGTCTCTTATTTCCTCTAATTTAGCGATTGTTTCTGATGGGTAATAGTGACCATTTGCGTAATAGCCTTTCTTGTAAACAGGGCACTCGTCATACTGAGCCTTGCACATGGCGATCATGTCATTCTTCAAGATGGCATCCGTATATCTACTATCCTTAGGACCACCCCAAATTGGGATAAGGTCTCCATAGTCATCATCGGTGGCATATCTGATGGTGTGGTCGTAGGTCTCATAAAGTTTGCGTGTAAAGTCTGAGAGAAAGTCAATGTACTTCAATCCGAACTTTTTTATGCACTCGCAACCTACTTGCAGTTCATCGCCAGTTTGCGTATTCTCGATTACGTATGCGTTGTTACACCAATGACCACATAGGTCGCATTTGCCGTAATCAGCTCCATGCTCCTTAATCTTGAATACCAACTCCTTGGTTGTATCAGCAGGAGTAAAGGCTCCATTCTTATATGTGGCCAGCAATCTCCAATTACTTTCGTCTGGCATATTGATGGTGAGGTCACAGATGTCATGCCAATACTTACCAATGATGGTTTGACAATCTTCTACTACCGCATGACGGAATAACTTTTTTCGTGGGTTACTAATGGTGTAGTCGAAACCTTCTACATTGCGCTTTGTCTTCTCAGCGAACTTCTTAAATGCGTCAACTGACTCTGATGGAATAAACGTCTTTATCGTATTCATTGCTCTTATCGTATTGAGGTAGGGTGGTTAGCCCTACCGTTTCCTTCTTATGCGACTTTCAAATATTTGCGTAAATCAACTAATACTGATGCTACGCTTACAAAGTATGGAATACCATTTCTTTCTTGCTGCATGTGGATTCCGATGCTTTCTAGTACAGCTTTTTCGCTTTTGTTGTAGAAGTTATCTGCTAGCGTACCGAACTCATTTTTGCCGTATGGCTTGTTCAATATGTCGAATAGCTGTTCCTTCTTCATTTGCTCCTTCAACTTAGCTGATTTCTCTTCTCTAGCTCTTGCAACTCTTTTGAAGTTCATCTTTTCCCAAAGAATACAGAAAGCATCCTTATCTAGGTCACTTGCCATATATACATTCTCGATGGAAGCGTATTCGGTAGCATTGACCGACATCCCTACTCGCTGTTCAAATTCTTGCTGTGTCATAATTACTTACCTTTAAGAATTAAAAACATGTTGTTAAGGGATAATCTTATCCAAATCATCTACAACTCCTTTAAGCCATCCCCTCATGTAAATGAGAGCATAAAGGTCGCAGTTCTCTTCCTTTGCCTTTTTGGTCTTTTCTACCATGGCTTCAATTACTACCATTTGTTGTTTAAACGTTTCTTCGTATTTCATTGCTCTTATCTTTTAATTGTTATTTTTATTTTGATAGTGCAAAGATAGTCATTTTTTGCGAATTGACCAAATATCAACTATCTTATTTTCAAGTACTTATAATAGTTTAACCTTTGAACTTCTTTATAGTCTGTTTGCTAACTTTTGCTAACTTTTTAATCGGACGTATTGTAGTTTGGGAAACTTTTACTATCTTTGCAGCATGAATATACAAGAATATCTAGAACAATGTTCTGTTAAGTCCGTGGACGAGCTTACAGACGAACAGGTAGTGAACTACTATACCAAAGGAAATGCAGGTGTAGCTCAAATGTGCGCAGTAGAATTAGCTCTACAAAACTATCCTATTAGCGGCTTTACGAGAGAAGAAATAATGCTCTCTATTCGCAAGGCAATGAAAACTAAAACAAAGTTTGGTCTGACCTATATTACCAATGAATCAGCCGTAGGTCCTACCGAAAGAAAATCAAGATGGGTGGTAGAACCATAGACTACCACCTATCTTTTTGTCGGTTTGTTTAGCTTATAATACTTCTCATAAAGAGCCATAGCTTCATTATAAAGCCTTGGCAAAACCTTTTTGAAGTATTTATTGTTAGACCAATAATTTTCGCTTAAATGGGCTATAATCTCAGCTAAACAATTATGCGAACTCGATGCGAAGTAATCGACTTCGTGTCCTAACATTCCCTGTATCCAGTTGTGGTCTTTGTCGATAGCTTGCAAAGTATCAGAGATTTTGCCAAATTGTTCCATTACATCATACGTTTTGTCTTTTACGAGTTTGAGCTCTTCAAATAGTCTATCAGCGATTTTCCATTGCGAAACACCTTCTCCATCTACGTATCTATATTCGGGCTTGTTGTAGTCTGCAAAAAACCTTTTATAAAGATTCTTGAAGTCTGCATTTCCTTCCCAATTACCTTGTAATGCGGCTTTAGCGTGTCCGTATTCGTGATATTGGAGACACTTGCGATACCATTCTGAATTTAAGATTCTTTCCTTCAGACCATCGAAGTCTATTCGCACATGATTGTATTTGCTCCAAAAGTATGCTTTGTCGCCGCTAAGGCTAATACAAGGAACAAACTTGTCAAAGCTGTCATAGAACTCTTTCTTTCCGAGCCATTTGGTCGGACTCAATCCAATGCCTCTAAAGCCTTCCACGATGGTATGAGGTGTATTGAAGGATAGCTTATCTAAGCCATACGCAATCAAATCTTGATCCGAAGACAGCTTGTAGATGTTGTACGCACCCTCTATCTCACGATAAACCCTTTCATAACCTCGAACATCAATCCTTGCAGTTTCTATGGTCTTGATATAATCATTGAAGCGAGGAATCCATCTTGTAGGAATGATACTCAAATCTGCTGTTCTCAATTCGTTCAGATGAGTAGCAGCTTCCATGACCTCCTTCAAGCCGTTATGATACTCGTCAAGAAAGACCTCATAAGCCTTGCCCCAGCCTTCTGTTATGCGAGCCGATTCTACTCTTATCCAAGAATTGACGTTATCAATGTTTGGACCATACAGATTTTGCATGAGTTTCTTTCCTGCCATAACTGCTTCCTGGTCGTCTAATGCGGTCTCCAATTCCCAATCATCAAAATCATCTATCAGCTTCTTAGGCTTCAACGGAATAGAACGAAGGTCTTGCAGTTCCCTACGAGCTTCATCATAGGTAGCCTTCAACTTTGTTTTTATCTTGCTCACTGGTTCGAATTGTGTAGGAGTGATATTTGCAAACTTATTAGTTATACCATCCCTCCAATCGCCGAAATTATAGCTATAATCAAACTTAGTTAGATAACTTTTCTTTATCCTGCCGAAAGACTCTATAGCTTGACTAACCTTGTCATCATACTTATCGAACATATCTGACAAAACAGAACGTTCAATATCAGTCATCATTCCAAAACTCTCTTTAAATTGATGTGTAGTGAGGAATTTTTCAAAGCTTGATATATCAACTTCATAGGCTTTAGCATTTCGCCTTAATGTTGCTATGTCAGAATTATCTACATCTATGTTGTATTTCAATAAGTCTCTGTTCTTCCAAGCAAGCTTTATGGCTTTTTCGTCTCTGTCAGCATGGCGGTACTCAGCCGCGTCCTCAACGGACAGGTGCCAATACTTTCTGTTATCCTTCAAGAAGTATGGAAGTGTTTCAGCTTGCCCGATTCGGCTGCGGTTATTGCGTACCCAGTCATTAAAGTTCTTTGGAGGGCGAGAAATCATAGCTGACTTCTGAATGGAAGGAGAACCATAGTACTCTTCATCGCTCATCACAATAGGTACAACATAACACATGCAGTTAGGGTGCCAACCTAGGAAGACAAAATCTTTTGGGTATATTCCCAACAAATCATCACAGATGTCGGGTGCAGGGTGGCGTTTACTCAACTTAATCTCGTAGCCCAAGATGAAGTCAAATTGTTGCCAACGTGTCTGCTCTGCCTTTCGGTAAGCCATGTTTATCTCGGTTCTTGCCAAACGTATAGAAGCGTATTGACAATTCGCGCATGTAGCGGCTTTTCCGAACTTTTCTGTATAATCTGCCTTTAATGAAGGATAGTCTAACAGATACTTACTGATTCGCTTGCTGAGAACAACCGCAGACTGCCCTCTTTCTATTGCAGTTGATATGGTATGCTCCAGCTCCTTTTTCAAGGCTTGTGACTGATACCATACTTTCTGCGAAACAGACAACCCCTTATCAACCCTATTCTGAAAAGCCTTCAAAGCATCTGAATTAGGTTGGAAATACCTGTTGTACTTATCTCCGCCCTTCTCAAAATCATAAGCACGAAGTACCTTTCTTGCAAGTAGGTCCTGCATGATGTTACTTTCTTTCCACTCATTTGTGGTACCTGCATAGATGAGGTTATTCATCTGTGCAGCATAACTAGTCATGATGCCATTGATGGTTTGTTTCAGTTCTGGATAGTCCCCAAACAAGAACTCCGCAGAACCATCATAACCGACACCATCTATAGCAGTAGCAACTTGGCTAGCGATTCTATCATAAATGCTCTGAACTTGTGCCACGTAGTTAACTAAGCGTCTGTTCAGAGCATCGTATGCTTTCTTTTGATTGGGGATATTTGGTCTCATTTATTTCGGCTTATAATGTTCGTTTACACATTCCCTTTGATAGAGGATAGCAAACTCCTCATAAGGGCAAGTGCCCAACGTTGGCTCTCCCGTAACACTAAGATTACGTGGGTTGGAAACGTGGGCACATAATTTGCAGAACTGAGGTTCTTTTGGAATAGGCTTAACCTTCTTCTTTGGAGACATAGCAATTAACCTTTACCTCTACAATCGTATTGCCATCCTTCTGATATACTCTCTGCTTCATGATCTTGGATTCGATAGTATTGAGTACATCTTTCTTTGCCTGTGCGAGAGTTTCTTTTGTTATCTCACGCAAAGCTTCTCTCATGGACTTGACATGATGGTCTCGCTTGTAGTGGCGAATGTAATTTTTGTCGATACTATAAGCCTTGGCACATACCTTTGGCTCTAGAATTTCTTTCTGTTCGAAGACTGTTACACTGATAGGGTAGAGTCTTCTAGCTAACTTGAATAGCCAAATTGCGATTTTTTTCTTCATAACTTGTGCAGTTTATTGCGTTTATATTGTTTGTTCACCCATAGCAAAAGCAGACTGCTGTACTGCTGCCGCATTAAGTTCATCCTGTCGAATATCCTCCATTGTCTGCTGAGGGTCTTGCGACTGCCCAAGCTTAACGATGGATTCAAGCTGACTTTCTACCGGCTTACCACCATTAGCCTTTTGTCTGATGGTGATGTCGTAGCTCTCATCCTTTGGTATGTAAGGAGTGATGATGTGGTCGCAGGTGACGTTATCTATCTCCTTTTCCCATTTTGGATTCATGACCTTCAAGAATGCCTTGATTACATTGAACTCTCTTTCAAAGAACTCCTTGAAAGCGCCCGATTCCATGCGAACTTTTAGATGTGCATCTGTGAGCAACGTCTGTCTTGCATCGTAGCCGATATTACCAAGAGATTTCATATTCTCAAAGCTAATATCTGGCATTTGAGAAAGCATCCAGTACAATCCGAGGAGGGTTTTATTCTGACCGCTAACCGCTTCTTGCGACTGGTTCCATGATACGTATGAAATATCGCCATCATTCTCGACTCTCCATATACGCAAACTTTCTCCCTTTTTCTCCTTTCCGACTATGCCACCCTTGACTTTTGCGATTGGTGCAGCGTTATATGCAATCACGTTGCTATTGCGACTGACATTATACTCAAATTCACTTCGGATATTATCAAGCCCCTCGTAGATGGCGTGAGGTCGAGACAGGTATGCTCCAGGAATCTTATGGATGATGATTTCCTCACCACTCTTAGTGTTTCCATCATCATCAACTTGTGCAGTTACTTCCTCCCACATTTCACTAAGGTTACTTTTCTTCCAAATGAAATGATAGTTTTCTGTAAAGGTTTCGAAGAATGTTATCGTCTCTTTATCGGAAACGGTCTTATCATATTCAAACGACATAGCTTGCATATCATCATACTCATCAATGATAGGGTACAATCTTACTCCATCCATAGGGGAGAAGGTTTTGCACTTCAACTTGTAGTTTGATTCAAAACCATATAGAGAGTTATGCTTCTTAACAGAATACCAGATGGTGAAGATTTCACAGCTTGCGAAATAGGCTAGTCCACGTTTGTAGTTCATGTTGTCAATATGAGCACAATCGTAGATTTTTTCTAATGCCTTTTGGATTTCCCTCTGAATATCATTTTCTGGAGTGTTGTACTTTCTCTTAACTGGTATAGAGAATGTAAATTCTGTTATTCTGTTTGTGAGCAGCTTTTCAAGGGCAACCGCTATACGGGATGATTTTTCACCATTGTCTTTATCACGAAGGCTTATGGTATCTGTCATTACCTTATGGCTTGCTGGCTCATATAAACTCAAAAGATAACTCCACAAAGGGACCATTACAGTCCTTCTGCGTAGCTCTTCTATCTTTTGGCTGATAGTATCAGTTTTCTTGAGTATTTCTTCGATGTTCATATCTTTACTACTTTTGGTGCAAAGATACTAAAAATATTTAATCAACAAATAGATTTAACCGAGAAATTGCATATTTATTTTCGCTTATAGAGCTTTTTATGTTTTTTATGATAATGAATAAAGGCGATACAAGCAAATCCGCTTATACCGCCTTAGATAGAGCAATAAAATATCTTATGCAGGCATTAGTAATTGCGCCTTTTCTTTGTTCACGATTTCTAATACCATTTTAGCTGCCTTGTTTACGTCTGTCAAAACAGAAACGATGAACTTTGGTTGCTTTTTAAGCTTGCTGATCCAACCATCTAGGTAAGCAGCGTTATTATCTAAAATGCGACTGCTAAAGCCTAGGACGTTTCCGATAAGAGCTGCTCCAAGCTCTGCAACCAACTCTTCTCTTGCATAGTCCTTTTCTCCTTTCTCATTCTCAAACCCTCTATCCAATCTAGACTTATGCCCTGTTGAGTGAACCATTTCATGTAGAAGGGTTGAGTAGTACTCCTGTCCATCCTCGAATATCTCCTGCTCTGTATTGCCCTTCTTGAACTGACTTTTAAGTGGTGTTGTAATATCATCTACCCCAACTCTGTAGAAAGCTCCACTTGAATACTTGTCGTAGCGGATAGGGCAGAGCCACTTCTGATAAAGAAGCATATCATCAATTTTCTCGTTGACGTACATACCAGCCGTGTCTGTCGGTAACTCATTCTTATCTTTGAGACTGAACTTATCCTTCAACTTTTGTATCGTCTTAGGTGCTAACTCTTCGAGGTTGGTTTGGCTGAGGTTGAACACATTGTAGCTCTTCAAGAAAGGCTGGACTTTGCAGTCTAGTTGGGCTGATCGAGTCATTCCGTTGTAGCTGTCTTCTGTTATTTTGTTTCCATTCTTGTCTTTGTACTGAATGGACCAAAACAGAACAGGGAAGCTTTTCTCTCCTTTGTTCACACTAGCTCCTAATGCCTTTATCTGATTGAAGGTAGCAAAGATAGGATATTTGAATCTTTCTTCGTCCATCATGCAGAGGAACAGGAAGAATGAGTTCATTCCATTATATTCACGCCCTCCAAGGTTCACTGGGTTACCACCATAAGATGTGGTGAACCAACCCATCTTCCAATCTCCTGCCTTCATCTTTTGCATTCGTGAAATCATCATTTCAGCGAAATGCTCTAAAACGTTGTCTGTCTTCATTGCTCTTACTTTTTATATGCAGTTATTATAACTTCTTGCCATACATTCTTGCTATCTCATCGTAGATATATGCTCCGCTTGTATGAGGACTGCTAAACAATCCAAGAATGCGGTTATCTACAGTGATGCTGTTTGTCTTGACGACAACTCCGTTTTTGATGTGGTCGCAATAAACTTCATTGCCGATATGGTAAAGCTCCATCTTGCGATTATAGCAATCTGTTCCAATGTACTCCTTACTCATGGCGACCTCCTTTCTTTTTTAATTGTCTGCATGCGTAATACATTTTGTTGAAGTTATCTACCTTCTGGCGGATTTCGTCTTTAGTATGAAATTTACAAATCATGTCATGATAAAAAACTTCGCTGTCTTCTTTTAATAAACAGATGCTTAAGTAATCTGTATCAAGACCTAACGTTACACACCCCTTATTTCTTTTTACCTTTTCAAATATAGCTTCTACAGCTTTCTTAAAGTGAATGTTTGTCCTGTCTAACATTTCATTGCTCTTATTGTGACTAGTTGGTTGGACCAGTCGTTACCTTTTTATCTTTCTATTCGTTATATATAAATCTAATATCTTACAGTTTTCTTGCCATTAATATATTCTTCTTGCCATACTTCGTTGTAGTCTGATGTTTCGTCTGAATAATAACAAACTACCGTTACTTGCGCAAGACCAGCGTCCAATTTATCGGTTTCGGCAAAGCGTTTATTTTCTGAACCGATGCCAAACGAATACTTCTTAGCCATACGGACTGACTCCCAATAGTTGTTAGCGGAATGGAACTCTATACTTTCATAATCGTCATCCACACTTCCTTTAACATGTTGTTTAAGAGCGACCTCGTACTTTGGCTTAATGGTCTTTCCATAAATATTTTTCATACGCTGTGACTTTACCGCGGTGTCGAGGGCTGTATTTATTAATAAGTAATTCCGAAACCTTCGTTATTGTCATACTTGCCGATAAGACAACTGCCACTATTATAGTAGTAAGTGATTCCGTTTTTCTCTTTGGTGTAATCATCTTCTTCCAGCCGTTCATTCATATAGTTGTTGAACTCATCGAATGAAACGAAAGCTTGTCCTCTATCATTGAAATCTAATGCTGTCATGATTACTTAACGTTTAAGAATTTAGAAACCTTACTAACAATCCCTTTTGCTGTTGAACATGTTGAAGCGGTTTCAACAGCCACGCTCTTACCATCTTCCCAATAGGTAATCTGGATTCTCAACTTGTTACCATAGAAGCAGTTAACTACATGCGCTCTAAGATTACCCTTACGAATGTCACCTTCGAAATAGTTATAACCTCCATCAAAATCACTTGTAACTGCTGCTACAACCTCAGCTTTGTTTGATACGTTTACTGTCTGTTTCATTGCTCTTATCTTTAAATTGTTATTATTTATTTTTGATGGTGCAAAGATAGTCATTTTTTAGCATTTGACCAAATTTTAACCTCATTATTTTTCTTGCTTAACTTTATATAACTTATTGATTACTAGTGTGTTAAATGAAACCTATTTTCCTCTATATAAGGCTTTTTCTGAAAAATGATATAAGGATATGGGGAAGAAAATAGAACAGCTTAGAAAGGCTTATGTGAGATTTTTGCCGTTTCGTTAACTTAACTAATGTTACCGAAAATTACAGGAAGCTAATTTGACAAGAAAAGCGCAAAAACTGCTTTTAACATGGTGTTACGGAGTGTTAATTAGGCGGTTTGTCACCTTTTCTTGTTAGCAACTTCCTTAATTCTCGCACCTCATTCCTTAAATCAGAGTTTTCTTTTCTGAGTTGCGAAATGAGGTGATTATATGATAGCTCTGTTGTCTTATCCATATCACTTGAACTTGATGATGAAAAATTCATGATCCAACCACTTGCCTGGGCAAAGACCTTTCGTCGGCTTACCGATGGTGATACTCTCAATCTCCTTTTCTACCTTTGGGCTATCGTCATAGTAGCCGTTCTTGAAGAGAACGTGAGTGAATGGTACGAACTTCATTGTACCATTATTCAGTTTCTCCTTGATAGTATTGATGTCTATAAGCATTTCAAATGTCTTACCGATATGAAGCTTATCGTACTTATCGAAATCTTTGAATTTCTCATCCTTGATAAGGAGAAGGCGACTCATCCAAAAATCTTTAATTACCCGATACTCTTCATTCTTTCTTCCGTCCGCAATCATGTCGAACCATTGCTTGCTGACGGTGAGGGTCAATACTTTCTTTTCCATCCTTACACCTCCTCCCAGTCTGTTGCGAGAATAGTCTCAGGAAGTAACCATAAAACTGGTGCAGCTCTTCCTACGCTATTATACATTAATGCCTCTGAACCAAGATAGTTCTTATCAATGTATGCGTATGTGCCGTCCGCAAAAATCTTACGTCTCACTTTCTTCCCCTCCTTCATTCTTCTCAGAGCCTCCGAGAAGTCAAATGTTTCCTTGCTCATTATAATTTTGCTTTAAAGTTGTAAATTGGTTTAATAACATCTATCACATCAACCGTAGGTTTTATTAGCTCAACAATCTCTTCTGTTGATTTATATGCCATAGGTGCTTCGTCAATCGTCTCTTCGCATACAGAACTAGAATAGATGCCATTCATTTCATTCTTGTAAGAATCCATAGATAACTCTTTCTTCGCTTGCGTACGAGACATCAATCTACCTGCTCCATGTGGGGCAGAGCATAGCCAATCTTTGTTACCTTTTCCCTTGCAGATAAGAGAACCATCACGCATATTCATTGGGATAATGACTACCTCATCCTTTTTTGCACTGATAGCTCCTTTTCGCAATATGCCCTTGTCTGTATCTATATAGTTGTGAATGGTTGTAAAAGAATGCTTGTCTGAATTTGGGTCAATATCCACACCTAGAGCATTGACGAGTCTGTTAGCTATAATTCTTCTATTATGCTCGGCATACTTCTGAACTATACGCATATCATTTAAATAATCATCAAGCAAATCGCCCTCCAAGTAAGAAAGTTCCTTGCTAATATTTCTAGTACCTAACAACTTGATAGCACTCTGTATTTCCTTTTCTCTTCCTTCGCTTTTCAACTTGGCAATAACCTCAGACTTATCAGCTATTTTCTTACGACAATACTCGTAGGCAAGTTTTTGGTAATAGTTGCATACCCTAACACCAAGGTTTCTACTTCCTGTATGTATCACAAGAAACTTCTCTCCTTCTTCATTTGCATCTAACTCAATAAAGTGATTGCCACCGCCAAGACTTCCAACAGAACGATATACTATTTCCATGCTGTCAAGACAATCCCAAGCACGGAATTTGCCAAACATATTGCCGTCAACTAATCCATGTATGAATGCAGAAGCTTCTTCGTTGATATTGAAACCAGATGGAATCAACGTATTGACTGCTTCATCAAATTTCTGCAAGTCAATATCAACTTTACCAAGTCTTACGACTTTCATGCCGCAGCCTATATCTACTCCAACAGTGTTAGGAACTACTCTTTTGTCCAGCTCTATCACCGTGCCAATAGTACAGCCTTTACCTGCGTGACAATCTGGCATTATTCTTATTTCACAACCAGAGTAAGCATTGCTATTGGATAGAACTTCTATCTGCTTGATAGCTTCATCTTCTATTGTCTTTGCAAAGACCTTTGTGAACTCATTCATATCTTGTTCGTCTAAAATTATTCGTTTCTCCATACACTATTTTTCCTTTCCGTAATACTTTTCTGATAAGCCATTGAATCGCTCATAGTTCGGCAGTTTTGGAGAGATTTCAAATTTCATAGTTGTAACATCATATCCTCTATCAGTCATTTCTTTGACAAACTCTTTGGTGAAGACCTTATCGAAGAGATAATGAGCATCTGTTTGTGTCATAAACCCTAGAGGATGATAAGCACCAATGCAGTTCTCTTTCTTATCCCAATATGCCGTTAGCTTATCTTTCTTTTTAAGAATCATACGCTACTTCTTTTTATCGAATTTATTACCAACAATTGACCATTCAGAACAGTGAGCAATAGCTGTAAAAGAAAAATTAATATTCCCAGTAACATCTGAACATTTAAAACCACATAAAGAATCATCCCATTTTACTGTGGCTACCCTTTCAAAGTGTGGGCTACTTATAATATCACCTTCCCAAATCTCATTTCCTTCACAATCTTTCAACCCTGTGAACATACAGACTGTAGAAGGGTCAACGTCAGTTATACCATCTTTTATATGGTCTCCTCCTATACATACCCTATTCCCAAGACGTACTAAATCGCCCTCAAACCATTTTCCTGAGTTGAGCTGCTTAGCCTTGAATTTTATGTTTTTTATTTTCATAAGCTATTCATATAAAATTGTTATTCTTTTACTTTTATCTACCTTCAATATAGCTTCTTCTGCTTTATCAATCGAAGAAAACAAATAGTCTGGGCAAAGGTTATATGCACCATAATCCCAATAATGGATAAGTCCAAATAACAATGAATGTCTCTTATCTACACGATAAGCAAGGATTGGATTATCC